AGTCTTGGCTCGCCAATTGATTGCACTGCAGGCGGCTTCTGGCACGAGATGAATCGTGGTGCGCCCCGAATGCAAATTCCCATTCTGGGGCGTGACGAAATTTTCTGCGGGTGGTGGTGACACACAGTTTATGCGCATTAAATAGAGGTCCACTTCAAAAAATGGACTCTCCAAAATGCGGAATGCTCTCGTCTCAATCTCAGTGAACACCATCGCAAGCCTCCTGACTGCGCTTGTGCTTCACTGGATCACCCCTCCTCTTTCCGACCTCTCCATTCAGCCAATCACGGCCTCAAACTCTGGATCCAAGAGCTCTTCGTGCTCTTCGTAGATGAGAAATCTGGACCAGACAGCACGTTTCTGAACCACCCCATCAGAGCAAGCGTTCCCCTGGATTGAGCTATCTGGTGACGATTCGTTGAGTTTCTTCTCACTGCTAGGAAGAGCTCTGATTAAAAATTCGTGCTTCCTCAGAGGCTTAGCGATGGTGTCTGTAGAGGCTTTTCTGGAATGACGAGTAAGCTCCTGATGGAGGCGTTTTCTGCACTCCATCCCTCACGGGGACCGCTTGTCAAATCGAAAGGCCCTGCTATACAGTTCTTGTCAAAGGATTTGTCAAATGATGTAGAATCCGGTCCCTCGTTGGGGAGCGGTGGAGGAGTTAACATGTCAGAACGCGAAGGGGTCTTAGCAAGGGCGCCGCTTATCTATGCGTTGAGCGTAATCAGATTTGCCCCGATTCTTAAGCTGCCAAAGCTGATCCCAGACATTCAGCACACGATCCGTCAGAGCCTCCCGGGCTTCTTCCAGATGGTCAAGGGCGTGCCGCCTGGAGTGATGCACAGCGGAGAACCGAATTCTTGGGCGTTCCTTAATCGGGATGCTGACTACGCGTGCGTGCTGGCCATGGATCACATGATCCTGCAAAGCACAAATTATCTTCATTTTGATAACCACTTAGCGCTTTTCCGTGAGTGCATTGAGGCGCTGGTAGGGCAAGCAGGTGCATTGGATATCACCGCTATCGGGATGCGGTACGTCGATAAAATTGAACCAGCTGAAGGTGAGACCCTAGCCGACTACCTTCCGGAAGCCATGCTCCCACTTAAATGCGATGAGCTAGCGGCGCATTGGAAAGTCCCCAAGGAGCAGCTTGGAATCTCTACTACCACCTACCATCTAGATCCGGAGTATCTGCACATCAGATGCTGGCGGCAGACTGGTATGTGGATACCGGAAGATTTGGTCGAGCCGGCCATGGTTTTCGAAATTGCTAAGCAATCGAGGAATTCATCCAAGCATGGTGCTCCTCTGCAAGGTGCATTTGTGCCTGTTAGCGAAAATGGTGCTCTTCTCGATACGGATGCGCATTGGCCGCTGCAGTTAGCCGAACGACTGGGAACCGAGGAGATCTGCACGAGACTCGACGGTTTGCATAAGACTGCTAACTTTGCTTTTAGGACAGTCGCGAAAGATCATGCCTTTGAGGTTTGGGGGAAGGCGAAATGACTACAGCAATGAATGGGCAATGGATTGATCCTACCGGGGCTGCTGTAAGCAGATCTTCTACTTGGGAAAACCCTGAAATTGCTCCGCGTGTAGGTAGCACGACAGCAAACCCTGTATTGGCGATTGCTTTCACAGCGATGCTGGCCGTTTCGGTAGTAGTCGCTCCTGGGACTGCCTCCCTGCCCTATCCACAACTTATCGGCTCAGCAGGCATGAGCTTTCATGGCGTGCATGCTGGTGCCTGGACCGAGGTGGACACCAGCCAGGATGCCAATGTTACCGAAGACGTAGCGCCGGCCTTAATCGAGGAGCTTAGGAGCGACTTCAAGTTGTCAGATAGCTCCATCGCGCAGATCTTCAACGTGTCTCGTCAGACCGTGTACAATTGGCGGACTGGAAAAACCGCCACTGGTTTTCCCGAGAGGCTTGCGGCTTTAACTGAGGCGTTGCGCCAAGTTAACGCCGAAGAAGCGCAGTATCTGCATCGGGTGCTTTTCTATCCAACCGCCGATGGCCGCCTGATTCAGGATGCGCTTTCGGATGAAGCGTGGAATCGAAATGGCGCTAAAGGTGTGTACGGAATGGTTGCGGAGTTGGCTGGCAAGGCGCAGCAGCTACGTGATAGGGACCTCAAAACCATCGCCAGGTTAGAAAAATCGGGCGGTTCGAATTTGGTTTGATTATGGCTGATACACCTGAGCAAGAGATCGTAAGTGCCATTAGCGCTGCTGGTTGGCTGCAAGGAGATACCGTCTCAGGTGACGCCTTGATTGAACACATATCCGAGGAGGTCCTGAAAGGCCAATTCGAGGGGGTGGCTCCAGCTTATTGGATGTTGGCCTCCCATTCCTGCACGGTGCATGCACGCAACCTTTGTGATGCGCCGTGGATAGAGTGGATTGCCGTTAAGGTAAAGAAAAAGGCCTTTGATAAGCAGCTGCACGCCCTCAATCCACGTACGCTGCACCTGCAGCACGCGGAAAAGCAGGTTTTGGAGCTCAAGATTCACAAGCGTGTGTGGACCAAGAGAGCCGTGCTTCCGACGCTCCACCGAAATCCGGTAATCACGCTGAGCGAAGAAAACGGTCAGTATTTCTCATACTGGATGTCCCACCATTACAACCGTATTGCGATGCCGGACGAGTTGGTCAACCGCCTGAAGGCAGACCAAGGTGACGACGGCATGAAGGGCATCGCCGTGCTTGTCGACGATTTCCTCCATCAGAACAACCAATTTTTCGCTAGTGCTTGGGTTTCCTTCAACCCCAAGGGCGAGATTCGCGACCCGGCTGAGCCCTACGAGGTGGTGTTCCGGTTTTTGACCAAACGAGAGCACGCCAGGCGCGCAAATGAGCTGCACGACCAGCTGAATGAATTGCTCGGGGTGGCCAGAAATCTCAACGATGGGCTGTACTTCGGTGGAGCAGACGTCACGGTGCTCCAAGACTTTACCATGCTCGATGCGGAAGACTTCGTGCGGTACAACCTTCACGACTGGCTCAGTGTTGGGGATACCGATGAAGATGAAGAAGGTGCCGATGATGCTGACTGAGCTGCTATCGGCCTCCCCTTTAGGATCTGGGATTGACCTTAGCTGACCGGCTGCTCTACAAACCAATTGATTTTCTCCGGAGCCGGTGTCACTGTCGCTCCAAGAATAGCCCCCACGCCTCGGGCAGGTCCCAGACCTGTACTGCGCACCAGGGGGTTAGTTGTTTCTAGGGCCCGCCCAGGTCGATCAGGCATGCTTTGGGCGGGCCTCAAACCAGTGGGTGACCACCAAAAGGGTCAGTTAGGCCTACTGCTGCCTATCCTCGCTCGTTACCATCCAGAGACCCTCTATTGATACGGTTTCAGCAAAGATGGATGTCTATAAGGTCCGCATCGAAGACACAGAAAGCAAGATCATCGACAAGGAAGGTTTCGAGGCCGAGACCTTCCGCAGAGATCCATGGTACCAGCCTGGAAGTGCCGTAAGCGTCCGGCGAACTCACCTTGCGTAAGTCAGGCCGGCACCCACTGATGCGGCAGCAACTGTCCGATCTCACTGGCCCGTTGGGTCGGCAGCCGCGTCAGCACATCTTTGAGATAGGCATACGGATCATGCCCATTCATGCGCGCCGACTGGATCAAACTCATGATTGCCGCAGCCCGCTTACCGCTGCGCAGGGATCCCGCAAATAACCAGTTCGAGCGCCCGAGTGCCCATGGCCGTATCTGGTTTTCGACCTGGTTGTTGTCGATGGGCACAGCCCCATCATCCAGGTAGCGGGTCAGCGCTACCCAGCGTTTCAGGCTGTAATCGAGGGCTTTGGCCGTGGCTGATCCGTTGGGCACCAAGTCGCGCTGGGCCAACATCCAGTCATGCAGTGTTTTGAGGATCGGCACCGCCAATTCTTGTCGTATTCGCCAGCGCTCTTCATCACTCATGTCCCGCGCCTGACGTTCGACCTCGTACAAGCCGCTGATCGAGTGCAGGGCCTGTTCAGCCAGCTGACTTTTGTTCGCCACGTGCAAATCAAAGAACTTGCGCCGGGCGTGGGCCATGCAGCCGATTTCAGTGATGCCTTGTTCGAAACCGGCTTTGTAGCCAGCGAAGTCGTCGCAGACCAACTTGCCGTTCCAGTCACCCAGGAAGTTGCGCGCATGTTCGCCAGCACGGCTTGGGCTGAAGTCGTAAACCACCGCGTTGAGCCCTGAAAACGGCGTCGTGCTGTACGCCCAGACATAGGCCCGGTGGGTTTTCTTCTCGCCTGGCGCAAGCATTTGCACCGGTGTCTCATCAGCGTGGATCACGCCCTGGTTCAGCACGGCTTCACGCAGTGCATCGACCAGTGGCTGAAGCCGCACGCCGGTTTGTCCGACCCACTGCGCCAGGGTCGAGCGAGCAATTGCCAGCCCGGCACGGCCAAAGATTTTCTCCTGCCGGTACAGCGGCAAGTGATCGGCAAACTTGGCCACCATCACGTGGGCCAACAAACCTGTGGTCGGGATACCTTTGTCGATAACCTGGGCTGGCACCGGGGCCTGGATCAGGGTTTCGCACTGGCGACAGGCCCATTTGCCCCGCACATGTTGCTCGACGGTAAACACGCCCGGCGTGTAATCCAGCTTCTCGCTGACGTCTTCGCCGATGCGTTGAAGTTGGCAGCCACAGACGCACTGGGTGTTTTCGGGTTCGTGACGAATCACCGTGCGTGGAAACTGCGGCGGCAAAGGCGCACGTTTCGGGGATTGTCGTGGTTCGGCCTGTGGCGCATCTGGGAGAAGCTGTTTTAGCTCGGCCTCGATAGCTTCAAGGTCTGTGTCGAGCAGGTCATCCAGCAAGCTGCTTTGCGCCGGGCTGATTTGCTCGCTGCGCTTGGCAAACTTGTGCCGTTTGAGCAGGGCGATTTCGAACTTGAACTGTTCGATGAGGATTTCATCGTTCTGAATCTTCCTGCTCATCGCCTCGACCTGGGATTGCAATTGCAACGCCTGTGCCGCCAAGGCACGAAGCTGTTCCGGGGTCATCTGGTCGAGGTTGGGCGAGAAAGTCATGCCGCCGATTGTGCCAGAGCAGGCGCGGGGCGACGACAAGTAGACCGGCCAAATGGCCGGCGTTTACAGCATGCTAATCACACCGCCTGCACCGACGCGCTGCCACGGCAGGCCCAGCACCAACGCCTGGAGTTGTTCGCTGTCGAGTTCGACCTCGCAGCCGTGGCGAATGCCGGGCCAGTGGAACTTGCCTTGGTTCAGTCGACGCGCTGCCAGCCAGACACCGACGCCATCGTGCACCAGCACTTTCATCCGGTTAGCCTGGCGATTGGCGAACAGATAAGCGCAGTGCGGCTTCGCCGCACCGAACACCGCAATCACCCGAGCTAATGCTGTCTCGGTGCCAGCGCGCATGTCCATCGGCTCGGTGGCCAGCCAGATGGCATCGATGCGGATCATTGAGCGAAAGCCCGAATAAATTGCGCACAACCCTCGGGATCCGAGGCTGGCCATTTCACCGTGATCACTTGCCCGGCCACGGGCAACTCGATGATCACTGACGCTTCGACTGGCCGTTTAGGTGCGGCTTTTAGCGGGACGAAAGCTGGTAGTGAAGCCGCTGCGGGCTGATCTCGATAGAGCGGCAGCCATTTGCGGATGACGTTGGCATTGATGCCGTGGTTGATGGCGACACTGGACACGGTTGCGCCAGGTTGCAGGCATTCCTGAACGACCTGGGCTTTGAACGGTTTCGGATAAGAGCTTCGTTGGCGCATAGAAATCCTGGCGATAAGGGTGATCGCGTCCGCTTAAAAATACGCGGACACCATCGCCCTTAATGCTGGAGTTCGGAAGGTGAGTTCGCCGGACGCTTACGCTAAGGCGGGCCAACCTCAACAAATAAACGGCCAAGGTGGTGGCAAAGATGACCGGCCAGACGATAAGAATTGGCTTGCTATGGCGTCTTCGATCCAACACCTGAAGGAAGCGGTGGTGATCCTATCCGCTGCCGGTGTTTTGGTCTGGCTGCTGATAGTCCTTACGAGCCTCATGAACTCCATAATATCCTTGTTCCAAGAGGCTGTTCGGCTGCATTCAGCTCCCGTTACGGTAGTCAAGACAATGGATTGGCATGTTTTGGGGCTCGGGGTATCACTGATCATCGGGGTTTCCGCTATTTCCATTATCTTGCTGAAAAGTGTATTTGGCGGCGGAAAGCAAACACCGGATGGGCTAAAACTTTCGGATCTGCCTGTAGGTGAGTTCCTAGAGTCTTTGAAAAGCTGGTTCAAAAAATAGCATTATCTCCCAATGGTTTACCTCAGATAGAGCAATGCGTAATTCAATTCTATCTGAGGTCTTGAACAAGCCTGGCTGGTCACTCTGCGCTGGTTCTCACCATCACCTCCAGGCTGTCGGTCTTGCGCAGGCTGGCAGCGTCTTAGTGAAGCGGCGGCAAGGCCTTGCCACGAAGCTTGGAAATCGACCGCAATTGGTAGTCGGAAACCACCTGAAAGAGCGACTCCGCCAATAAGCGCAACCGCTCGACCTCTTCCGCCGGCGCGCCCCGGTCCTGGGCCAAGTGATACTCGCGCATGGCGTCAATGGCCTGCTGAATCAGCGGCTCGCCGGCCTCGACCATCCCTATGAAGGTGCGCTTGTCCACTGTCCTGCTCCGATCACTTGATCAGCACATTATAGGATGCTTCGCATGCGAGCCCCGCTATTCGGGCTTGGTCATAAGCTTTCGCCAATTCTCCCGCTCGAGCATCAGCCCGTGTGAGCAGGTCGGAGAGCACCATGGCGGCGCGGGTGGCTGCCTTGCCTCGGGCGATAGCACCGGTATCCGGGCCGGGGCAACTGACGGAGGCTGCGAGCTGGGCGGCGTCGTGCTGCAGCCGCTGGCCAGCAACATCGGCGCCAGCAGCCCCAGCGTCAGCCACCTGGTGTTGTTCGTGTGCATGGGCTCTCGCCTCCTCCTGCGCCTGGGCGCGTCGTTGTTCTTCCGCGCGGGCATCGCGCTGTCCCAACGCCTCGGCCAGCCGATCGCTGCTATCACGCTGCGCCGATGTGGCAAGCGCCTGACTGCGCTCCACCGACCGGCCATGCTGGTATATGCCCCAGTATGAAGCCAGCACCAGGGCCAATAGGCCCAGCCGCCCAGGCCAGGTCATACCAGCGCCCTTCGCACGCCCTCGTCAATGATCGCTTGGGGATACGGGTTGCCGCCGTTCTCATGGATGATGATGCTGAGCACCATCCCGCGCAGCGTGACCGGGTCCTTGATGCTGATCGGGTCGGTCGGCTTCACACCCAGGCGCCTGGCCACGGCCGAGGCGTAGGCCTGGGTGTCGTTCTCGTTGCTGGGCGCCCAGCGATTAATGGTTTCGAGCACCGTATCGATGCCCTTCCCGCCCACACCAGGCATGCCGTCTTTACCGCGGTAGTTAATCAGCAGCTTGCCCAGGGCGCGGATGCCATTTTCTGGATGGTCGAATCGCGCGAATCGCGGCTTGGCTACTCCCTCCTCCAGCCCTAGCTGGCCCTGCCATGCGTTGCGCGGGTTGTAATCGATGTTGCCGGGGTTCCGGTTGCGGACGCCGCGGGGTGTACTCATGGGTTTTCTCCAGACAAAAAGAAGCCCGCGCTGGGCGGGCTTGGTTGAAAAAATGGATGATCGTCAGGCGGTAGGCGCCTCAGGCTCCGGTGCTGGCTCTGCCGGATCCTTCGCGGTGACAGTTACCTTGGCGCTGTAGTCCTTGAGCACCTGGGCAGTGAATACCTGTGCAGTCGGAAAAAGGTTCAGGATCGCGCGGGCGCGGGTGTCCGCCTCGGCTTGGGTGGCGTAGCGTGTGTTGTTCTCGGCGTCGTAGGCGTTGCTGAGGTTGATGGCGATATAGGGCATGGTTTTCTCCAGACAAAAAGAAGCCCGCTCGATGGCGGGCATTGGTTAGTTGGCTTGGGTTCAAGCCTTGGGGTATTGCTGCTTGATCTGCTGCAGGGTCGAGAAAAACGGTTCTGCTTTGGGCATATGCCCTTGATTCATGGCATGCCACAGCATGTCCAGTTGTTCCTCCACCGGCGGATACTCGGCCGCACGGCGCTTGGCGTGGTCGCACTTATGCTGAATTTTCAAAGGTGAACTCCTGATCGCGGTAGGGCCAAAGGATGACCGTGACGTGGTAGGTGCCCGGCGCCGAGAACTCCAGCTCGATGTCACTGCCGTCAGCGATGTAGGTTTCGTTCTCGATGTTGACGGCGGCACCTTCGTGGACCCCCTTCAACCAGTGCCCTTGGAGTGCCGCCCCCATCCGGGGGCGCTCCTTGAGCATTTGCCCCATTACAAAGTGGTCAGCAATCCGTGCCGGGGTGGGCACTTGGATAAAGGGCCGGTCGGTGTTGAGCCTGATGATCTTCTTCCCGTGTTCGGGCGGACAGCTGACGGCAAACACGATCCGGCCGTCAGTCTCATAGGCTGCATAGTGTTCAATGCTGCTCATCGTTTGGTTCCCATTGCATACAGGGTGTGGTTCTGAACGCCTACCCCCGAGTTCTCTCCCCACCACTTCACCGTGATGACGAAGTAACCCGGGGCCACGCCGATCGATCCCATGAGGTTCGGGAAACCATCCGCCCAGTCACCGCCACCTTGGGCAATAACAAGGCCGTTGATATCCATCTGGAACTGGTACTTACGGATACCGCTGCCGAACCCTTGGTAGCAGCTGTACTGGGCAGTGATGAAACCACCCTCGTCCATTTGCACGCCGATGGCGATCAGGTTTTGCCACTGACCTACACCGATGCCGAGCACGTTCCCGGGGCTGTTAGCTGATACCGGAACCGTGACGGCGTTGCCACGGATGCGCAGCGTGTCGATTTCGGCCACGCCGATCTTGGCGGCCGTAATGGCGCCGTTCGCGATCTTGGCGTTACTGATAGCGGCGTCTGCGATCTTCGCGTTGGTAATACTCGCGGCCCGAATGTACGCGTCATCGACAAAGGTCTGACCGCCTACGATGGAGAATGGCGACGAAAGCCCGCTACTCGAATTCAGCAAGACAAACTTGTCCGCATTGATCACAAACGCAGACTGGACAATGCCGTTCTGCGAGTTGATGCCAATACCGAACCCCGCCCAGACGTGCGCACCATATTGGTTGTTGACCTGCACCCGCATGGTGTATTGGGCGTTAAGCATGCCTTTCATGTCGGCCTGCGCGGTCGCAACCTGCTGCACTGCAGCATTGGTTGTACCCAGCGATGCCTGAGTGGTCTGGAGTTGCTTGCTTAGCGCAGCCTCCCCGTCAACCCGGGCTTTGGCTTCGTTCTGAATCGCCGCGTTGGCATCGCCTACGGCGGTGTACAGCCCGTCAGTACGTATGGCCTCTGCGGTGATTTTTTCGCCCTGCTGGGTCACCGTCGAGGACAGCGATTCCAAGGCCCGGCTGGATGCGGAAGGCCCAACCCGGCCGACAGCGATCCAATCAATATCCCAAACAGCATCCAATGCGTTCGCGAAGTTGAACCGCAGTTGGCGGATGGTGTTATCTACCCAGTCGGTACCGCCAGAAGCCAAGTTGGTCATGTCCCACTCAACCACTGCAGACTGGCCCACAGCAATATTCGGGTTCGGCGCCGACGCCCTGTAGCTGCTCGAAATGCCATGACTCGGCGTCGAGTAGTAAAGGGTTCCCGTCCAGGCAGATGCGGAACCACCACGGCGGGTCAAACCCACCCGCACCTTGGTGTACTGCGCACCCGGAATGGTCAGGGTCAGCGTTCCCGTGCTGCTCAGCAGTTGAGGGTCGGAGGTCGTCGGCGTCAGCCGCAGTGCACCACCTGAGGCCGAAACGCTTGCATTGCCAGCCACCCACCCTTCCGTGCCTGTATCGAACTGCCAATACCCACCCGGCGCCGGATCAAGGCCCGACGCACCCAAACCGCTCTGGATGGCTCCCACACTGTTGCTCAGATCGATCAGGCTGTTGGATTGACTGGTGTTGACGCCCTCGGCGGCGGTCACGCGGTTAGCCAGGGTTTGCAGCGCCGCCGCCTCGGCCTTTGTCGCAACCTGGCTGAGTGCGCTGGCTGCGGCTGCGGCCGCATCGGCGGCCACCTTGTCGCTCACTGCGACCCAAGTACTACCGTTCCAGCGTTTAGGCGTGTTGGCGTTGCCCGTAGTGTCGATCCACAGGTTTTGCGCAAGTCGCTTGTCCGCTGCCGGGGCAGTAGCGCCGTAAATCACCTCCCCCTTGGAACCCGCCGCTGTAGCTGCCGCCTGGGCGGCCTGCTGCGCCGTTGTAACGTTCTGGTTGGTGGTGGTGAGGCTGTTTTCTAAGCTTGTGGTCCTTCCAGCCACGCTGCTCAGGGTGCCGCCCTGCTGGTTGACGGCCGACGTCAAACTTTCGACTGCTGCCGACGTAGCGCTGTTGTCAGCTGCGTTAAGCTGGCCATTGTCACGCCAACCGGTAGCACGGGTCCCGTACTCAGCCTGGGGCCGCGCAAGCTCAACCGTGCCACTTACTGCCGTTGAGGTAGTGCCGTGAATACGGAAGTACACAATGGCCTGCGTAGCATTAGCCGGCGCAACGGCTGTATAGGTAAACCGGTCGCCGGCAACCGACATGCTTAGGTTGCTTGAGGACACTGCAGAAAGGACTGTGCCTGCATCGTTGGTCCACTGGATCCAGATGCGCAAGAACAAAGGGTTGTCGCCACTTCGGCGCGCATAGCACGAAGCCGTGACAGACTGCCCTGACGCGACCTTGATACGTCGTGGACCAGGTGTACGCACAGATTTGTACGGACTGCCGCTTGTCACACCGCTGAGCACAGTGCGAATGGCCTTTTCCCCGGAGTTGAGCCAGGAAGTTACAACCGATTCCACCGATGACGCGGCGCCTTCCATTTCCCAGCCATCCACTACCTGCGACGAAACCGCAGCGGGTCGGGAGAACGTCGGGTTATAGAACAGGTTTTCCCCGCCAACATCCCCGATACTGTTTTCCAGCTGGGTAAGCTGACTGGAAGTCGAATTAACTCCATTCTCAACTGTCCCGACACGACCGGCCAGCGCGCTGGTGGCCGAGGCGTTAACGTCTGCGGCCGCAGCGTTCGTTTTCCCGTTATCGCGCCATCCGGTTACTACAGGGCTGTGCTCGTACTGGGCTTTATCCAGATCGACAAAACCACCGGTAAGACTGGACCCGGGAGCCGAACGAATACGAAAGAGGATATCGACCCGCACCGAGTTGGCCGGCGCAGCCAGGCCGGTGAGCACGATGCGGCTGTACGTCGGCGTAAGCCCCACGTTGACAGGCCCGTGGGTGGCCAAAGTGGCGCCGCTGGCATCCTTGTACTGCATGAAAATCTGCAGCATCAGCCCAGTATTGCCACGGGCAAAAATTGAGGCCGTACCGACAACACCTTCGTAAACCGGCGGACGCCGGTCAGGCGAGCCTGTGGCCGCTACAAAATCAACATATTGGTCACCTGTCCCGGCGACCAGGCCTGTCACGTCCAGCCGCTGACATTTACCTTCCGCGCCAAGGTCTGAGTTTCGAAGCGTGGGGGTCACTACCACAGCATTGCTTTTACGCCATCCCCAGCCCTCGGCTAGGTTGGGGTTAGCCGCCGAAGGTGTATCGAACGATGGGTTGTACAGCAGGTTCTCACCGCCAACCTGTGCGATCGACGTGTTGATATCCACGATGGCCGAGCCGTTGGCGGAAATGTCTGCGCCTTGCCGGGACACTTCGTTGGTCAACGCGCTGACGGTCTGCGCATCGGCCTTCGTCTGTGCCACCGACAGAGCATTGGCTGCAGCTGCAGCAGCGTCCGTGGCCACCTTGTCGCTCACTGCCACCCAGGTGCTGCCGTTCCAGCGCTTCGGCGTGTTGGCATTGCCCGTGGTGTCGATCCACAAGTTTTGCGTCAGGCGCTTGTCAGCGGCCGGCGCCGTGGCGCCATAGATCACCTCACCCTTGGCGCCGGCTGCCGTGGCAGCTGCCTGCGCGGCTTGCTGGGCGGCCGTCACATCCTGCTTGGTGGTTGTGAGGCTCGACTGCAGGCCGGTCATGGCCTGCCCCTGCGCACTCACAGCGCCTTCCACATCAGTTACCCGGGTGGACACGCTCTGAACGGCCTGGGCATCCGCCTTGGTCTGCGCCACAGCCAGGGCATTGGCGGCGGCCGCAGCGGCGTCGGTGGCCACCTTGTCCGTAACCGCCACCCAGGTGCTGCCGTTCCAGCGCTTCGGCGTATTCGCATTGCCGGTGGTGTCGATCCACAGGTTTTGCGTCAGGCGCTTGTCAGCGGCCGGCGCCGTAGCGCCATAGATCACTTCCCCTTTGGCGCCGGCTGCCGTGGCGGCCGCCTGCGCGGCCTGCTGGGCGGCCGTCACGTTGCCATTGGTGGTGGTCAAACCAGACTGCAGGCCCTCAATCTTGGAGGCTTGCGCCGTGCTCGTACCGCTGAGGGTAGAAACGTCCGTTTCGACCTTGCCCACGCGCGTGGCGGTGCCGGCAGCCGTCACGATGGCCTGGCCAACATCGGTCCAGTAGGTCGCATTCGGCGGCGGGTTGTTCTTCGGCACCGCTTTCAATGCCTGATACAGCTTGCCGTCGGCGCCCAGTACGCCCTGATTCAGGGTGTAGGTCTTGTCTTTGTTGTAGGGCAACGAGCCGGCCAACGCGGACACGGTATTGATCTGCTGCTGCAGCTCGGACCGGGCCGCATCGACTTCCTGATCAACTGCCGCAAGCTGCTGCTGCAATTCATCACGAGCCGTCAATACCGACGATTTGACCGTCTCGACCGCGTTATTGACCTCGGAAACCTGCTCACTCAGCTTATTACGCGCCTCGTCCACACGCTCGTTCACCGACCCGGGGCCATTCTTGTCGATCAGATCAATACGGCTGAGCAGTTCCTTCCCCAGTTCGCTTTCGGTGATCTGATCCTTGATCTGCTCGAGGATCGCGCCAGCATCTGCGCTGGCCATTCCGGCAACCACTGCCGGGGCTACCGGGAAGAATGGGCCAAGGTTATTGGAACGATCGACCAGGCGAGCCCAGAAGTAGAACTGTTGGCCCGCGCGCAAGCCCTGCATCACGTACTCGTTCTGCGGGTAGGCCAGGTCTGCCAGCTTGGTGGCCTTGTCCAAGTCAGTACCTTCGCTGTACCACAACTCGGTACGCTGGGTGTCGCTGGAGCCAGCAGGGAAGCCCCACTTGATGCCGATGCCGAACAGCAGGCTTTCCGTATCCAGGAAGGAAACAGCCGGCGGCAGGCCTTCCTTGCCATTCAGCTGAGTGAGGGTCGAGCTTTTCCAGATCGACGTAATGTCGAACGAGCTCACAGCGCGTACGCGTGCAAGGTAGGCACCCGCGTAAATGCCGACCACGTCCACCGATGTTGCGCCGGTGCGCTGCAGGCGAACCCAGTTGCCGTTGTCCTTGCGCCACTCCACGTCATAGGCGACAGCGCCCTCCACCGCCGGCCAGGCGATGGTCATCGTGCTGACCGCAATACCCTGGTCGATCATGTGGGCGGAAGACAAGGTCACGCTTGCGGGGGGCTGCACAGTGGTCACCGGGATAACGCTGATCGGGCGCTCGTCCAACTTGGCGCCGGTGTCGATCGCAGCGAACTTGCTCGGGTTGAACTCGAGCGCGGTGATCTCGTACTCGCCCTCTTGGGTGCGCGTTGTCTTCAGCACCCGGAACAGCTGCACCGCCAGGTCGTGGTAATCGATTGCCCACTGCAGTTCCGGCTCAGGCTGCACGCCATACGCGGTGGTTACCGTCACCGCGCGGCCGGCCACCGACTGCACCGTGCGTGCCTGGGCGGTACCGTTCGGCAGGTTCAAGATCAGCCGGTCGCCAGCCTTGATCGGCGTGTCACGGTCCAGGGTCACAACGCGGCCGGCAGCCGCCGAAATCCGACCGCCGTTTGGACGGCCGGCAACCAGTTCGTCTGCGACGGGAATGACGTAACCAGGCAGCGGAATGCGCCCTTCCATGCCGGTCTTGAAAGTGACGGTGCGGTCCTGGCTGTTACTCAGCAGCGCCCACTTGCCGCGTCGCTGTGCCTCGGATGCACGGGTGCAGCCGATGGCTGAAATCTCCACCGGACGGTCCCGGTACCGGCGCTGGAGAGCGTTGTCGGTGACCGGGATAACATCGGTGTCATAGTTGTTGGCCGGGTTGTCGTAGCTGACCAGAGCCCGGCTGTAGTGCGTGTTACGCTCGGCACCGCCGTAAACGAACTCACCGTCGATGACGTTGGCCCGGGTGAACACGTAGTCGATATCCTGGGCGCGCGGCATGTCTGCCTGCATGTACAGAGAGCCGTGAGCCCAGTACACCATGCCCCGGTAAATCGCGGAGAGGTCGCGCAGCAAGGTCCAGGCTTCGGCGCGGCCCTGAAGGTTCATGTCGCACAGGAAACGCGCCTCCTGACCGCCCTGCCCATTCGGCACCTGCTGGTCGCAGTACTGGGCGATGCGGTACATCTCCCACTTATCGACCATCCACGACTTGATGCGCTTGCCCAAGCCAAAACGGTCCTCGACGCACAGACCGTAGGTCACAAACGCCGGGTTGTTGGTCCAGGCCTGCTTGAAGGTGCCGTCCCATACGCCGGTATAGGTGCGCGCAACGGGATCGTAGTTGGTCGGCACCGGCCAGCGCTTGGCCTTGCACTTCACGGTTACCGCAGGGATGTTCTGGAACTGCTGGGCGTCGAACTCGATGTATAGCAGCGCAGTATTCGGGTAGCGCAGTTTCTGGTCGATGATCTCGGTGTAGCCAGCGATGGTCATCGTGTCGGCCACGGCTCCGCTGTTGGCGTTCGGAGTGATACGGCGCACGCGCAGCATCCAGCCGGAGGTTGCTTTGGGCAGGTTCACGCGCACCGAGCGCTGGTAGCCGTTGGTGGTCTTGCCGTCCACTGCCCCCAGATGCGCCTCGACGTAGGCGCCACCATCGGTAGCGATATCGATGGCGTATTCAATGCGGTAGCCATTGGTATTTCCACTGCTGTCCTGCTGCGCCAAGCGCGGCCAGGCCATTCGCACGCGCACGGCCGAGAGCTGGATGTTGCTCAGAGCACGGGCAAATGGATTGTCGCTGCGCAGCTCGACATTGACGGTGGTCTCGTTCTCGATGGCAGGGATGCCCTGGATGTAGTCCTGCTCGACCGAGCCTGAGCGCCACTCCCACCGCACCCCAGGGAAATTCACGCTGCCGCTGGCATCCATGATCGGGGTGTTATCAAGGTAGATGTCACGATCCGTCGGCTCACCGTCGAACTCACCCTCCCCCACCGCAATCAGAATCTTGCCGATGTTGGTCGACTGCAGGCTATCGGGTGCCTCTACAGGCGTTTTCGGCTTGCTGCTGCCGCCCTTGGCGCCAGTGATATCCACTTGATCTGCTGGGCCCATGCTTTCCTCCGGGCAATAAAAAACCGCCCGGAGGCGGTTGCTATGTCGAGCGGCGCTCAGGCCGCGTCGAGTCCTAACGTCATCTGAAGCTGTTCACGCCAGTACTCGACCTGATGAACCAGAGCGTGTTTGCGCCCCTTCCATCGGGCCAATTCACGTCCACTTAGGCTGGCGACCTGCTGTCCATCGTCCAGCGCGCGGCAAGCACGATCGAACTGCTGCTTTTCATTCAGCTCACCGCGCAGCAGGGCATCAATGTGCAGGTCGCACCAGACTGAGAACTTCATATCTAGCCATCGCGCAAACACCACCGCCAGCTTCGGATGGAGCCATGTTCCCGGAGACTTGCCGCCGCGAGCGGTACGCACCAGACCAAAGTGACCCTGAGTCACTTTGGTGTCCAAGCCCAAAGCATCCGCCATCACCTGCATGTACAGCTTGGTATCTTCCTGCTTGAGCCAATCCACTGGACGCTTGCCAAATCGCTTGGCCACATCGGTAGCGTTGACCCAGCCCTCGCTATTGAAGCGAACGGCTTGGCCTTCATAGTGAAACGGAATGACGTTGTTGTTCATGGGTAGCTCCTTCCGCCTGAAGAAGGTGGAGCAGGCAGGGGCGTAGGCGGAGCAAAACCGTCCCTTTTCGGTTGATCTGACCTAGCCTGCACCGGTATCCCCGAGGGGATTCGCGGGCACAAAAAAGCCCCGACACGCTTTCACGTCCGGGGCATTGGCATTTCTACAGGCACAAAAAAAGCGCCATCAGGCGCCGATCCCATGCAACTTGTACCACATAGCTGAAAAGTAATAGAAAAGTGCAAACCCAGTCAATAGGGTGCTATTTGTCTTGCGCCTCGATCGAGGCGGAAATGATTGCCCCGCCCCAGCGGCGTTCGCCGATGCAAATCGGGACGGGGTTACCGCTGGCTGTGGTGTTCTTGGCGCTGCCGAAGGCGTACGACGGCAGGTTTTCAGGGGCGGCGCTCTGGGAAAGGCCCTTAGCCTGGGGGCTGAGCATCTGGACAACTCCGCCCAGCGTCATAGAAAGACCAGCATAAAATGCGGACGGGCCTAGCCATATGGAGGACACCATCAAGGCTATGCCAATGATGGTTTGAAGAATCCCGCCGCGTTTGCTGCCATGGACAACAGGCACGATGCGAACCTCCCGAGTGCCTCGAAGGCTCAATTCATCCATGCCTATGTTCTTTCGATTACGGAAGATAGCGAAGCGTAACCCCAGCCCATCGAGCCGTCTGATCTCCTCTTCGAAGCCTTGGACAGTGGCTTTCAATGCCTTGAAGACTTCCCAGGTTTCGCCGCTGTCGATCTGACGACGATGCGTGCGCCCGAACTTCTGTGCCAGCGAGCCGGACAGTTTGATAATGGTCATTGGCTGATAGCTGGCCGCTGTGGTTGCCATGTTTCCTCCAGGCATTAAAAAACCGCCCTGAGGCGGTTTGTGATGAGCGATTCAAAGACATGCTCTGACAGCTCGCTCCGCAGCGGAACGACCAGGCATGGCTGACCACGGCATGCGCTGTCGAAGAACTATAGAACTGCCAGTCGCTGTTCTAGTGATATCAAGAAGCTCGTCTGCCATGCTGCTATTCGCCACCCATAACCGGTAACCGTTTTCGGTCTCCACCATTGAGGATTCCGTCCTGGCGGCCTGCCACTTAGGGAATACACATAGAGCATACTGCTTTGGTTCTTTCTTCGTTATCGCGCTAATCGAGGGCTCGTTGCCCTCTAAGTCTGCGGTCGTCACGCACCCCGCCAGCAACGCCAGCCCCACTGCCCCGATCAAAACTCGCATGTGACCCCTCCTTGTTGATGGCGGGAATCTAACACTATCCATAGAATGTGCCCAAGCCCGGCCAAGCGCCGGGCTTTCACATCCCAAAGGACTATCGGATGGCTATCACCGCGTCAGATCGAGCCAAGCTACTCCGCCAGGCAGCCGCTCATGGGCGTCGGCACCCTGGGGACCTTTTTGAGGCGCGCATGGCGATTCATGATTCGCTCGAAGGAACCGGAATTGACAGTAATAGGGTGTGCGAGTTGTTGGTCTCGGTGCGCCCGCCCCTAACCGAGTGGGACTGCAATCGACTAGAAATGGTGGCCAACCTAATGGAGCATGAGCCTACCCCTCAAGGGGATCTCTTATATCGCCTGTGCGAAATGGCAAAGCTGGTGTCCCCTGGGTAGCAAGATTGCCGCCAGATGCAAAAAGCCCAGCGCGGGGCTGGGCTTGACGGCTAACCATCGAGATGTGGATAAAAGCCAGAGTCGTCGAACCACTCTTCAGCAGCTCGCCCCAAGGCTTTCAAAAACTTATAGTCGTCGGTTCGTGCCTCGGCATGAGCATTCTGCTCGAAGTAGTAGAGCATCAACCGGTCACGCTCATCCGACATCACGTAAACCAGGTGTCGATTGGACGTCTTCCGGTAGGCGTCAACTTTAGGATCATCCCATGTACGCTTATCCTGCGGCGTAAGTTCGCCCTCAGGTCTCAGATGGACATGCCGGAGCCCAACTTTCGGCACAACTGAACCTGCCGGGTCCCGATAGCTCGCGTCTCGGCCAAAATCAGGATGACGGCCGTATTCGACCCAATAGCGGAAGGCTTCTACGAGCTGATCTCTGAGCGCTACCTCGGCCGGATCAGTCTCGTCGAATTGATCATTAAATACACCATGAATGGTAACGCTATCCATGCAACCGGTACCACCTTACTCTGGGGCGTACCGGTCGATGAGAAGCTTTCTCCCTCGCTCCGAGATCGCTCGCGACTTTTCAACGCCAACCCTCGGAATGGAGGGAGGATTCTTACGTGCATCAGGTTTGGAGCCTTCGCGCTTACGCGAAGCCGGGGCTTTAACGCTCATCACGATCTCCTAGTGACGGGGCTGGTGGCACCACTCATTTTTGAGTAACGCGCACGAGGAGTCAACCACTCCTGAAGAGCAGCAGGTTGCTGTGCGCCCATCCAGGGTGTATGGAACGCCAGTACCGCGCCAGCATTTCGCCATAGTAGCGTTGCACCTCCAATAACCGCCCCGGTCCGTTGCCGGAAAGCCCATGGACTGGGGCATTTGAAATAGGAGTTTCACATGTCATTCAAGCTATTCACTCTGGCGACCAACCCAGATGGGCGACTGCTTGTCACCTTGAAGAAAGCATCCAACGACACGCAGACATCAATCTGGATCACCCCTGGCCAACCTGTCGAAAACTTGACTATCGCGCAGATTGAAGAGATGGCTCGCCAGGAGGCTGCGAAGCAACACGCTTGCTAGCCTCTGACTTTCGATTGAATTGAGCTGATCCGCTGACTAAGCACTGCATCGGCGGCTGCTCGCTGGCTCGCCTCTTGACCGAGGCGGGCTTCCAAAGCGGTAACGCAAGCAAGTGCCTGCTCCAGTCGCTTTTCAACAACCTGAAGTCGCTGAGAGTCATTCATCCTCATATCTCCTGCGGCAGAGCCGCTTCACTTCGCGTCCTGATGACGCAACACAAGGCGCGTCCGGTCGAGCCAGGGCCCGCCGAACACGATGATTTCTGATGGTCTGCCGAGCAGGTGATGGAGCATGAAGGGGCCGGGGCCGAAGACCTGGGCGTGCTCCTCGGGCAACTGCGCGGAAGCGCCAAGGTAGATGCCGGCGTGATTTGGGTGAGCTGTGCGCCCCACGGCCGAAACAATCATGTCGCCGCGTTGCGGCTGGCTGACCTGGTAGAAGCCGGCTGCTTCGTATGCCTGCTCATACAGGCTTGGGCCGTCCGGTTTCTCCCACCACCACTCCTCCCGCGCATAGGCCGGGAACTCGAGCTCCCACTCGCGCTTGTACCAATCAGCGCAGACCTGCCAGCAGTCCCAGGCTCCGTGCACGAAAGGACGGCCCAGCAGCGGCGTGTGACCGGTTGGCGTGATAGTGCGCAGATCACCTTCAGGCCACGACAGGATGTGCCAGGGCAAGCCGGTGGCCTCACACATGGCCAGGTCCCGCGGCGACGCTCTGCTGGTGGCATCAGGATGTGAGTGCACGATGCCGATCACCTCGCCCTGGTCTTCGGCTGCCGCATACTGCTCCGGCGAGATTCGAAACTCCTCGACTGGCTCACTGGCGGTGTTCTCGCACGGGACATATTGGTGCGACCGCCCCACCGCGATAATCAGGCCGCAGCACTCCCGCGGGTATTCCGCCGCAGCGTGCGCCTGCACTGCGGCGAGTATGTGTTTGCGCATGATCAACTCCGTGCGATCAGGGATACAGCCGGAAAGCCGCCAAAACTATTCGGATTACCTTCACCGAACCGCACAACGCAGCCCGAATCCAGGCAGCCATTGCACTGGTCCTTGGCCGGATCGTCGGTGGGATTGCCGTCAAGGTCGAAGTAGGGGCCGGTGTAGCCGCAATTCGGGCCTCGGTAGCCGGCGGTCATTGCCCAATGGCAAAGCTGGGTCATCTGACGCCCGATTGTCTCGCCGCCCACATCCCCCGGGCTAGCCAACTCCCAAGCAACCGTGGTGCCGTTCTCCGATACTTTCTGGTCGATGTACCAGACTTCGATCGCTTCCTCGGTCGGATCGGCCTCAGGGTTGCCTGCAGGGAAGTTTGCCGCGTCCAAGTAACGCGCCATGGTGTGGTGCATGGTCAGCTTAAACTCGAGCAGGTTGTCGAACGCCAGGCACAGCGCCGTGATCCTGCCGTTGACGTTGCCGACAGTCAGCGTCGGGCGTACGGCCGTACCATCCGAGTTCGCTTGAATGCCATTGATCTGCATGGGCCAAGCACCGTACTCATTGCCCTGCCACCAGATTGACTTCGCCGGCAACTGGTCGGCATTCGCGCCGGCCGCCGCCAGTTCTTCGGGGGTATGCGGAATTGCATGGCCATGGAAGCGCAGCATGTCGGCACCGAAGTCCGAGCCATCCAGCTCGAACAGCAATACCTCGCTGCCAGGTTCCAGGGTCTGGATGTCCTTGATCAGTGACATACTGGTTCCTTATGGATGAAATGCCCGCTCGAAGGTGGCGGTCACTTTGAAACGGCCGCCGCCCACAGGGGTGGGCTTGGGGTCTTTGCAGGTGAATAAGCCAGGGTCCCCGAGCGGCGTATTCCACAGAAAAGCCTTGGCCCCGCCGTGCCTGTCGAAAAACTCCATGACTTTGCGTACTTGGGCCTTCGTGCCGGTGACGGTAATGGGGTAGCTGTCTTCCTTGTTGTTGGGCCCGTCGCCTACGACCTGTCGGTACCCGCCGCCAAAGCGTGACTCGCGGGTTCGGTAGCTGATCTCCGGCGTTTCACCGCGCTGGGTTGGCCAGCTGAATTTCTCGATGGCCATCAGCGCCTCCCGCTGGTGTTTCGATGGCTGACGCCACCTGGACGCCATGAGTCAGCGACCGCCTTCTCGGCGGCCATCTGCATTTGCTTTTGCATGTTTTGCTGGAGCAGTGCTTGATCGAGTTGCATGCCCTCGTTGCTCCTGTCCTCCACCACCATGCTAACCGGCGCGGACACGCTGATCGCCGTTCCGCCGCTACCGCCGCCAACCGCCATCACTCCAAGCTGGCCGCCCGCCGTTCTCGTAAGGGGCATGACAGCTTCGTCACCAGCCTCTCCCATCACACCCAGCTTGCCACCGGCCATGCCGAAAGCGGTCGGAGTGCTCACGATGGAGTTGGTAAAGGCCCCACCATTGGCGAATAGTTGAACGCCGTTCGACCAGGCGCCACCCAACGCCTGCGGGAAGTAGGCGCTGGAATAGCCGGCCTGCGACGCGCCAAGGTTGGACGACACCGCACCTGCAGAGCCTGCCTCCATGCCGTTACCGGTGCCGCCGCCGAAATAGGCAGAAGCAGCCGATACGCCCCAGCTCACTAGACTTCCCAGCAGGCCAGAGGCAGCCTGCTGTGTCGCGATGCGAGCCATATCTGCCAGCACCGATTTGGTGAAGTCCGCGAACGAGAACTTGCCGGTCATGGCGAAGTTCACAACCGCATCCTCCATCGAGTTGAACGCATTCGTGAACAGGGACCTCGTCTGCCCGGCGACATCCCGGGCCTGGTCCAGGTAATTCTGGAAGGCCGAAGACGCCCCATTGCGCCAGTCGCCTTGGGCGGCGGTCATCTGGTCGTAGTTGGCGATGGTGGTTTCCTGCAGGTCCTTCTCGGTCTTGTTCACGGCCGCCAACTTCTGGTTGTACTCCTCAAGGCTCATGCCGCGAGAACCATCACCGTACTGGTTGGCCAGATCCAGGCGCTGTTGGTTGATGCGGTCAGTGATACCGTTCTGCTGATCCTGCAGGCCGCGCTCGCGGTCACTCAGCCCAAGGCCATCGGCAGCACGCTGCCCCTGAAGTCTCAGCGCAAGGACCTGCTGGTCGAGGGCGTCGGTGTAGGTCTGCACGGCCCTTGCCTGCTTGGCCAGTCGGCCCTGCTCATTGGTCGCGAGCACCGAGAGCTCGGTATCGGCATCCTTCTGCGCCTTCACCATGGCAGCCCGGGCGTCGGCGATCCTCTGGTCCAACTGAATGCGTTGCTGGGCGCTGGTGGTGCTGCGCCCCTTGGCTTCCTCCAGCGCCCTGATTTCGGCCTCGTAGGCGTTCGTGACCTCGGCCTTCTGTTGCTCGATGATCGCAGCGCGTTGGGCGGCATACGACTCCTGTGAGATAAGCCCGGCCTTCTGCGCCGCATCCAGTTCCTTCTGATGATTCTTGTACTCGGCCAGGATGGCGCTCAGCGCGTTCTTCTGGTCGTTGAAGCCTGAGAGGTCGACCGATCCTGTCCGGCCGGCCGTATCCTTGAACTGCTTGGCGATGTCGGCCTGCACCCGGGTGATATTCTCGGGCTTCAGCCGCTCATCATTTGGGTTGACCTTGCGGATGGCGTCCAGGGACTTGCTGTATTCCTTCAGCGCATCGGTCCGCTTCTCGGCGTTTGTCCTAGCGGACTTCTCCAAGGCGTCGATCTTGCCGATTGCAACTACCGCCGCCTGTTGCTGCTGAGCGTCCAGAGCGCGGGCGCTGGCTATCGCTGCAAGCGTGTCACGCTGCTGGATAAGCCCTTTCAGCTCAAGGTTGGCGTTGGTGAGCTTCGTCTGAGCATCGCTGTCGTCAGCATCGGCATTCACAGCGCTCTGTGCCGCAGCGACCTGGCGCTGCAGGTCAACGATCCGACTCGCGATGTCCTGGTCCCGACCAATGTTCTTGACCGAATCGACCGTGGCAGCAACCTCGCCACGTAGGGCCTTCCATCCGCGCTCCCAAATGGACAGGTTCTCGGTGACCTCCTTGCTGCGATTCTTGATGGTGTCGACGTATGTGTCGGTGAGCAGCTTGGTGGCGCCGATGGTGTCGCCCTGCTCCTTCAGCGCAACGATCTGCGAATAGGTCGAAGCCGTCAGGAAGTTGTACTGCTCGTTGAGATCTTTGGCGGCGGCCACCGGGTCTTTGCCGATCTTCACGAACTCGGCAACTGTTTCCTCTACCGCCTTCCCGGTCGCCGAGCGCCACTCCAAAGCGGCTTCGGTGATCTCGACGAAGCTGCCAGCGGCGATCTTGCCGCTGCCGGCCAGCTGGGTGAGCACCTCGGCCGCGGCGCCGGTGGTACCGACAGTCGCGGCGACCTCGCGCGCCATGCCGGAAAGCCGGTCCGACGTCGTGCCGGCCGCGTTGCCGGTGGTGATCAGCGCTTTCTGGAAACCGACCGCCTCTTCGCTGCCCGAGTAGTAAGCATATCCGAGCACGCCGACCGCCGCCGCTGCGACGGTGAACGGGTTCACCAAGCCAAGGACGTAGCCGCCCAACGCCTGAATGGCTGGGCCCACGCCGCCGAACATGTCCTTGAGCTGCCCGCCCTGCTGCAGTAAGACTTGGAGCGGAGCCTGGCCACCCTGCAAGGACACCACGATATCGGTGAACTGGGCCGGTACGCCGCGCAGTGCTGCAGCGGTTGCCTTGGCCGACATACCCGTCTTGTTCAGTGCAATATCGGCGCCGCCCAATGCGGTGCGCGCCTGGTCGATTTTCGCCTGGTACTCGCCGAAGGTCCCCGCATCGAGCGCGCCACTGGTGCGGAAGCCCTTCAGCTTCTGCTCCATCTGGTCCAGGCGGCTCATTGCTGCGACGGTCGGGTCGATCTTGCCCAGGAGTTCCTCAAGGGCCTGCCCTTCCTCCCGATGCGCGCTGGCAGCCTTCTTCGCCGCTTCCGCCTGGCGCTCCTCTGTGGCGATGAGGGCTTGGGCCCGGCTGTTGATGGCCGCCTGACGACTGGCACTGTCCGACAGCACGGCATTCGCCTGGGCGGTGACCTCGGCGCTCTGCTCGGTCGCCCGGTTCAGCGACTGCACGTACTGGCTGGCCTCCAGCGAGGCCTTGGCCACGGCTAGAATCCTGGCCTGCTGCTCGTCGGCGGATTCGGCGGCGCGCCGGCCGGCCTGGGCGCCGGCATCCGTGGCGCTGGTGAGTGCCTCCTGCACCTTGCCCGCCTGCGCGGCCTCGGTCCGGAACGCCCCCATGTTGGCGGCGGCGCTGCTGAACGCCGTGGAAGCGCTGGTAACGGCGCGCCCCACGGTGGCCATCTGCTGCGCCAGCTCAGTCTGCTTGGCATTGAGCGCCTGCAGCTCCTGCACGATCTGCCGGGTGTCACCCTGCAGGCTGCCCAGGGCATTCTCCCAGGCACGCCCAGTTCGTCCGGCTGACTCTTCGCTGCGCTTGCCGGCGTCCGTTAGCTGGTCGAGGTTGTCCTTGGCCTCGACGGCATCACCGGAGTCGATCTGAAGACCGAGAGAGGCAATGGTGGTCATGATCTACTCCATCGATTCGGCCATGACGGCCAAGGCCTCAACCTCCATAACGCGGAGATCGGGAAAAATGTCTGTGAGGTCGCGGCGCTTGATGCCGAGCATCGGGGCCGTTGCAGGAATGGCGGTGTAGTCCAGGCCGGACGGGCCGCCCGAAGCCACCCTCCACTGCGTGCCCAGGGCATCGAATAGACGGAAGGCTGGCCACGCATCAGGCCAAACCTCCACCACCTCCTCCTCGATGTCGTCAAGGGTCAGCCCCAGCGCGGCCAATTGCTCGGCAGACGGGCCACGCTCATAGCAGGCCCGGGCCGCCGCCCTCAGTTTCCCAGGCGTGCCGGGCTGTAGGCCGCCTGGAAGGCATCGGTGACCGCCTTGGGCGCGCCGGTGCAGGTGCGGACCAGGTGAAGGATCGCTTCCTGGCTGAACTCGTCTTCCAGATCCCAGCCGGTGACAATTTCGCCCAGTTGCTCGGCCTGCAGGTCGATCTCGCCAGCAGTGACCTCCTCCCAGGTTGCCCCGCTATCCTTGGCTTTCTCCGCCCAGACGTCGCGGGCGTTGTTCCAGCGGTCGAACATGCCGGCAAGGGTGACGCGGTCCATGTAGCGGAACTCGAACACCACGGGAACCGGCTCGCCGCCGATACGGGGAACCTGCACCACTGCGGTAAATGTCGGGTTCTGCGCGATCTTGATCTTCGCCATGAGGAGTCCTTATGCGCCAGCCAGATAGCGGGTTGGTCGGCCTGAGAGCGCGATGCTGATGGTGCGGGTCATGAGGTTGTTCCGCTCCATCGTCGGGGTGGAGGTGATGCTCACGTACCCTGGATAAACGATCTGGTCACCGCCCGGGAGCTTGAGCCGCACTACTGTCAGCTCCTTGCTATCTCCGTAGCCTTCCACAAGGGGGACATAGGCGGCGCTTGGCTGGTCCTCTACATTGATCGAGAGGGTGATCGGGTTCCGGTTCGTCGGGAATTGACGATCGTCGTCATCTTCCAGATAGCCCACGGTCAGATACTGCTGCTCCCCACCCGAGGAGGTGAAGGCCGTGACCTTGGAGATCTGGGCCCAGTTGGTTACCGGGACTACCGAGCCGATACCCGCGCCGGCGGTGAATTTTTCGACGTTGCTCGTGTTCATACCGCCAAGCGAGAACTTGTCGGCCGCTACACTCGCAGCGCGCACAGCACGGTCGGTGATGAGCGCCCAACCTGAGTTGACCAGCAGAACGTCTCCGTTCTTGATGGTGTGGCCTGCGGCGGTGGCCACCGGTGGCGCCGCGTTGGTCAGGGCGGTGAAGGCGACTGAGGCGCCGAGTACGCTGGCAATTTCCAGCACGGAGCCGTTCGGCAGCGGGAAGCGTGCGGCCATGGGGTATTTCCTCTTGAAGATCCGCTAGATGGCGGTTGGTTATGCCCCTACGGGCGGTAGGTCCGCGACACCGCGGTAGGTGAAGCTGGCCGGGACCGTGTAGGTCGCCGACTCGGTGATGGTTGGGCCCTGGTCAACTGGTTCGGTGACCAAGCCATCGAAGCCGTTCCTGCTAAGTTCCAAATCCACCCGGAAGAGGCTCGAAAGCTCTTCGACCAAGGCCTCGGCTGTAGCCAACGGCTGGCCCGCCGGGCAAACGATGCTCACCTGATAGACGCCGGTGTACTCGTAGGCATCGCTGCCCAGATAGCGGCAGGTAGTGCCCGCTGGCAGTGGGAACGCCTGCAGGTAGGTTTCGTCGACGCCGGCCACGAACCCCTGCTCAAAGTTCGCGACCCTGATCGGGCGCGCCGTGGCCCAGGCCATCAGCTTGATTTCGATGGCCTGCCTGGCTCGTGCTTGGCTCATACGCTGTTGTTCCTGATGGCTTCGTCGACGATGCGCTGGAAGCTGGCCAAGGTCACCCTGACCATGCCGGCCGGCGCCTGCGTTGAATGTCCGTACTCGAGCGGAATGGCGTAAGGCAGGTTGTTCACGATGTACGCCGTCTGGCCGATGGTCAGCGCCTGCACTTGAGTGATGAGCGCGGCAATGGCCTCGCTGCCGGACGGGTCTATGCGGTCGAGTTCCTCAGTCGCCGGTGAATCGATGGAGAACTGCCAGTTGCCCCGGAACCGTCCGCCGACGTAGCCCTGGCCTGCAACCATCCCGTTCACAGCGAAGTTCTGCACACGCTCGGTCTTGGTCAACGGCTTCGCGTACCTCACGCCCTTACGCAGCTTGCCGGCCTTGGTGAAGTTGTCCTGGTTCAGGTTGATCAGGGTGTTGCGCACCGCGACCTTGAAGTCGTAGTCATCAGCGGCTTTGTTGGCCCTAGCCCGGTGGGACACGTTGGCCGCCCATAGCTCAGGATTACCTACAGGCGACATGCGGATAACGCTGCTGCCGATCTCGATCACGATCTCGCGGAAGGTCGCGTCCAGGGCTTGCTCCGCCTGCTCGGCGAATGCCCGGATAGCCTCAGCGAAGCCGCCCTGTTGCCCGCCGTACCGCTGGGCCATGTGTGAGCCGCGCGCCATGTCACTTCCTCAGCTGAATGGTCCAGGTCGCCTGGGCTGGGTCCTCGGAAACGTTGAGCACGCGGTAGCCGCTCACCTGGTCGCCGATCTTGGGCGCCGCCGGGGCATCAGTGACGGCGCCGGCCTGCCCCTCGAAAAGCTCGTTCTGGATCACCAGCAGCTTCACGTCCTCGGTCTGGATACGGGTACCGTCGATCTCCTTGGCCAGGTAGCTGCCGAACACGCCGCGGCCGGCGTAGTGGACGGTCGAGGCTGGCACCGTGCCGCCGATCCCGGGGTCGTAACCGCCCTTCACCGTGCGGGATCCAGTCACAGGTTTCACTGCGTCTGCCAGGCCATCAGGATCATCGAACGCTTCCGCCAGCTCGGCCTGGAGCTCTTCACGCATACCCATGGGTCAGATCCTCTTGAGCATTACGGTGCCGGCGCGGCGGGTCCAGGGTGCGATGAGGTCGAGGGCGAAGTTCTCGCCGGTCGAGCGATCGACAGACCCCGCGACGTAGGTCTTGCTGGTCGAGGTGCCAGCCTGGGCCGACACGGTCTTGCTCTGCACCTCGCGCTGGGTGTCCTTGTAGAGCTGGCCGGCCGCAGCCAGCTTGGCCACCTGCGCGCCGGCATTCACAATGGCGGCCGGCACCGGGCCTGGTACCGGTCGCTTGATCTTGGCCGTGAGCCAAGCATTGGCCATGGCCACGGCAAGGACCGCATCACCGGCGCCGGCCCAGCCCTGCCCGAGCCTCTGGTCAACATCAGCGACGGTGATGAAGTCGGTCATGGCTTATTCCTTCGACGGGATCAGGGCCTGCAGTTCGGGCTTGTTGAGGGCTGGATCGAAGGTGATACCCTGGGCCGTCAGCCACTCCTTGAGCTCTGGCACCTTCATCTTGTGAGGGTCGGTCTGGTCGCCGCCCTCCTCTTCGATCGCCTTGTCGATCTCGGCTTGGCTGCTTACCGGGGCATAGCCGTTAGGTGGGTAGGTCGACGCCTTGTAACCCTCTGCCACCCACTGGGCGACGGTCGGGCCGTCCAGACGCAGGCCTTCCTCGATCTCGCTCACGCTGATGCCCTGGCGCTGGTAAGCCTCGCCGATATGCGGGGCGTCGCCCTGCACGGACACCGAGCAGGCGCCGTCGATCACGCCGAAGAACTGGTCCAGGCGGCGATAGCAGGTGCCCCGCTCGCTGCCCGGGGTATTGGTGTAGATGACTTTCATGCTGATCTCCTGTGCAGGACGCCAAGACGGCGCCCCGCATCATGGGGTCAAGGGGTGGCGGTGCCGCTGATGACTGCTGCGAACGGAACCTGCTTGCGATCGAAGACGCGCTGCCAATTGGCGGCATTGGCGTACTGGACGGCAGTCGGGCTGAGGTTCAAGTTCTCGCTACCCTTCCAGCTGAATCCGGCTGGCTGCAGGATGAAAGTCTTGCGCTCCCACAAGACCTCGGCACCACCACCATTACCGCCGCCGGGTTTCCGCTCCAGCTCGACCGGCACAGTTGGCGACCCCTCGCCGTAGCCGAATGCACCCTGGCCGAAGAAGACAGACAGGAACTGGCCTGGCGCGTAGGTCAGGCTGTCATCCATGAACACTGGCTTGCCAAGATAGGTGGCCAGGATGATCTTGCCCTGGGAGTCGCGCAGGTACTCGATCATGTCCTGCTTGACCATCTGATTCATGACCACCGAGTGGACACCGATGGCGGCGAACATGTCAGCAGCATCACCAGCGGTGAAGGCAGCGTCCTGGAAGGCGTTTGCGCTGATCGACGCACCGGAGTCCTTCACCATATCGCCGCCGTTGTTGGCGATATTGGAAGCGATCACACCGCGGGCCGACCCCAGCAAGTAACGCTGCCACTGGCGGGTCCAGTAGGTGCCGAAGCGGTTGCGGATGTGCTGCTGAGGCTCGGAGTTCGCCAGCTCAGCAGTGAGGTCAGCGACGCCATAACCTTTATTGAGGTACAGCGTTCGAGCACGCATGCTGCCCTGCTCAGCCTTGCCGACCTCGCCAAGGTCATCAGGGTTGTCGTTGGAGATGTTCGGCGCCTCGTCGGCGTCGAGGTCTTGCCAGTAGCTGATTTCGGACGTGCCCTGGCCGTTTTTGGCGATGCCGTCCAGGGTGGCCGAGCGAGTCACGATGCCCGACTCGAAGACGGCGGTCTTCTCGGGGGAGTTCACCGGCTCCAGCGTGCCGTAGTAGTCGGAAACGAAGATGTCCGACAGTTGGGTGGTTGGCATAAGTTAGGTTCCTCGGGTGGCTTGGAGTTTTTTGAATGCGTCGGGGTTGTCACGAGCCATCGCAGCGCGCTCCGTCTCGGTGTACTCACCCCATTTCTTCGTGGCCTTGCCACCGTTGTCGCCGGTCTGCCCGGCACCCTGAGCCCTTGGCCACAGGTGGGTAGCGGTCTCGCGCAGCGATTCCGCCCATTCGAGGGGAGACAGCGGGGTCTTGCCGTCCTTCCCGTACACGACCTCGCCGGCACGGTCAGTGGCAACGGGCTCGCCGTCTTCACTCAGTTTGAAGGTGCCGCGGGCGCGGAGGATGATGTCCTCGGCAGCCTCGGGCAGCGCGCCAGCCTTGATGGCAGCAGCGCGGATGGAGTCTGCCAGCACCTTGTCGCTGTACTTGGCAGCGAAGGCTTCGGCCTTGTCCGCACGCTCATTGGCGGCCTTGACCTGCTTGTCCAGATCGGTGCGCAGGCGCTCGGTGCGGCGGCTGATGACCTCGTCCAGCTTGCCCTCGGCGATCAGCTTGGTCTCTTCGTCCTGACCAACCTTGGCCAGCAGGCCTTTTACCGCGTCGATGTCCAGGCCGTCGAACTGGCCTTTCAGCTTGTCCAGCTCGGTCTTGATGGCCTTGTTGGAGCCGATCAGCTCGGTGTTTTTAGACTTGAGGCCCGAGACCTCGCCATCCAGGAATTTCTGCACCTCGCCGCCCAGTGCTGCCTTCAAAGCGGCGGTTTGGGTTTCGTCGAGGGTGAGGCCGTGGGCGGCCGGGTCGAAGTCAAAAGGCATGTGGCTATCCCCTTGGGATTGATTGGCCCGCCTGGCGGGCATGAAAAAGCCCCGCATCTTCGAGGCTTATTGATCGCGCCACGAAATCGTGGCCCTTCAGTTTGTGGCGCGAGCTAGCTGATGCCGGCCCGCTCAAACGCCAACGGCTCCAACTCCTTGAGCTGGTCCAGCGTCAGCGGCTTGAAGTTCTTGTCCAGTTGCAAGGCGGCGAAGCGCTCGGCTGTCAGCCCGCCATCGCGGAACAGCTTGCCGCGCGCCGGCCCCAGCGCGGCGTCCTGGAAGGCCGCTGGCTGCGTTTTGAGCCACTGGTAATAGCTGAGGCTGGCCGAAACCTGCGCGCCGCCATATGCGCCTACCGACGCCCGTGTGGCACCTTGCCCAAACAGCGCCGACAATCTGGTGATCGGCGTGATGGTGGTTCGGCAATGGATGTGGAAAGGCGGCACAGGCCCCTTGCCCACCTCGAACTCGCGCCCATCCAGGCTACGGCACTGCACGCTGGTCTTCCGATCCAGGGTGGCGACGATCCGATACCCCGGCACCACCTCGGCATTCACCTTGAGCGTTTCCATCCGCGCCGTGGCGGCCACATGCTGGACTGCGGTCTGGACGACCGCCCGGGCGCTTCGGTTCGTGACCGCCAGCACGCCGTCGGTAAAGTTCTGCGCCGCAGTGCCGCGAATGGCCTGGGTGATCTCGGCGTTGGTCTGGCCCTGTACAACCCCGAGCCGGATGGCATTCGTCACCCGGGTGGACTCGCTGCGGGTCCAGCCTTCCAAGAACGGCTTGAGCAGCTTGCCGCCGTCCAGGCCGGCCACTTGCAGGGGCTGCGTGTTGATTGCCGCTCTGAGCAGCGAATCAGCCGGCATGACCGCATCGATCAGCAGCGCCTTGGCCAGGCTGCGGCCTTCGAACGCTGCCTCGTACTGCGCGATGTCCACCAGGTCGGACTGCATCCTGTCGCTGAAGGCCTTGTAGATCTCCAGCAGCTTGCCGCCAACACGCCCCAGGAACTCTTCCAGCCGGCTCCGGCCGTATGTGGTCAGCTCCTTGCGGGTGAGCTGGTCGCGGACATGGCTGTCAGCCCGGCGCAGGTAGCTCTCGAACTTCTTGACCTCGCCCGCCTTGAGACGCTCAAGCAGTACCGAGTGGCGGCTTACCTGCTCCAGCAGCTTCTCGTCCGCCGTTTGATCCGGTTTCGTCGCCATCGTCTTTGTCCAGGTTGACGCCGCCCGAGCCGTGATCGTCGCCGATCAGTTCGGCCTCTTCGTCGTATGGGTGTTCGGGAAGCTTGCCGGTGGTGAGGTACTGCCAGTAGGTCTCGGCGCTGATGGTGCCGGCCATGACGCTCTTCTGCAGCTCTGCCAGCACCTGGGCGTCAACCTCTGGGATCACGAACTCTGGCTTGACCGTAAAGACAACCTCGTCAGGGTTGTAGCCAGTCCACTCCGCCGCGTAGCGCAGGGCCTGCTCGATGCCGGCAGCCGCTGTAATGACGATGCTGTGCAGCGTGGCATGCTGGTCGTTCTGGCGGGTCTTGCGGGCCTCGCCCGACTCCGTGCCCGAGACGTCCATGACCTTGGCGCCAGCCTCAAGGGCCGCGTTCTTCTGGTCTTCCATCGCGGTGCGGACGGCCTCAATGCCGGCGCCCTTGAACTCCAGATAGCCGCACGATCCTTTTGGGCCCAGGTCCCACGCCGCCGAAGGGCCGGTGACGCTGAGCTCCACGCTTTCGTCCAGGCCGGACACCCATGGCTGCGGGTGGCTGGTCTGGTGCAGAGCTGTGAAGTAGTCAGCGCTGAGCTGGTACGACTTCAGCGCGGCCCGGGCCATAGTCAGCAGCGGGATCTCGTCCACGTCCGGTGAGTTGTCCGTCGAGCCGCAGTAGATGACCGGGATGTAGCCCAGCCCGCGCACAAGGTTGGCGTTGCCGTCGACGGTGCCCAGCGGGCGGTCGTCCTCAATCAGCTCCCCGGCCTCGTTGCGCACGCCAGTGCGGCAGACCGCACCGTCCATGTAGAACTCGCGGTAGACCGTCTCACATTCGTGGCTGTAGCGGTCCTGCTCCTTACGCCGGAACTCGCGGAACACCGATAGCACCAGGTCCTGACGACCACCTTGGTCGGCGGTATCCCAGTTGATGGCGTTGCGCACCGCGTAAGTGGCGAAGTACGGCTGCCCGGCGTCATCGATGTTGACCACCAGCGGCACCCGGCCGTGGGAAATGGCCTGGCGCACGATCCGCAGGAACAGCTGGGTCAGTCCGAAGCCATCGGCCGTGGCGTTATCCTCCAGCCCCTTGAGACCCGCAGGCAGCTTCACCTCGGGAATCAGTCGAGAAACCAGGCCCATCATCGAGCGAAGCGAATCACGCACCCAGTGCTCGTACTGAGCCCGGGCGGTGTAGTTCTGGTACAGGTAGGCATTGCCGGCGCCGTCCAGCTTCTCGGCCTCGGTCATGCCGCTGGGCTTGGGCAGATTGCGCGGGCTGCGCTTGATAGCGCCCTCGCCCTCCAAAGCGTCGTCCATCATCCGCCACTCTTCGATGTGAGCGTCGTAGTCTGGGTTGGTGGATTGAACAGGCATTACGCCAAACCTCCGATGCGGCGGGTGCCGGCGGACTGAGTCTTGATCGGGAACCGCTTGGCGATGAAGTAGCCGGCGGCGTCGTTCATGTGGTCGTGCCCCTTCTTGGGGTCCTTGTCCGGCTCACCCTTGTCGGTGTAGGTCTGCCGCTCCAGGCACTGCGTAAGCTGCGGACACTGGTCGATGTTGACCTTCAGGCGCCGCTCCCCGTAGGTGTTCAGGAACATGGAGTTGACCGCGTTGATGCGATCCTTGACGCCGGGGTTCTGCGAGTCGACCGCCACGGTGAAGCCGGCCTTCTTGAGGAGGGAAAGGTCCGATTCACTGGCGTTCTTGCTGCTGGTGTTCTGGCCGCTGGCGTCTGGGTACACGGAGACGCTGTGGCCGGAGAAACGAACCTTGATCTTCTCGATCATCTCGGGCGTATCCCGCACCGAGTGGAACTCATCCAGCGCCAGCGGCAGGCCGTCCCGGACCACGTAGACGACCGCCGCCATCTTCATGACGTTGAAGTCCATGCCGATGTGCAGCGCCTCGCCTGGCTTGATGCGCTCGCTTGTGCGGCTCTCGCTGCGACTGAAGGTGTAGTAGACGACACCAGCATAGTTCTCGAACCCGGCCTCGTATTCCTGACGGAACGTGCGCGGGTCCATCTTGCGGCGGGCAGCGTCCAGCTCATCGGCCGGGACGTTGCCGCCCTGCAGTGAGGTGTATTGCCAGCTCTTGTGGTCTGGCTCCCCGCCCGGCTGCCCGTCGCGGTATGTGTCGTAGCAGTGATTGAAACCCTTCGGAGTGCCGATTCGCAGCGCATGCCCGCCTTTGCGCGACTCTCCGGTCTGGGGAATCGTGTACTGGCAGGTCGAGAGCATCGGCCTGAGCACTTCTTCCCAGGCCGCCCACGGGCAGTCCGCCCATTCGTCCACCAGGACGAAGAACAAACCTGAGCCCCGCAGGTTGTCGTAGTTGTCCAGGCCGACAACACGCATGATGTGACCGGACTTGAGGGTGATCGAGCACTCGGTCTCGTTCGGCCGGGCTGCGCGCCATGCCTCAGGGATGGCCTGCTTCAGCCTGCGCCAGAATACCCGCTTGGCCTGTTTGAACGTCGGTGCGCCGTACCAGATCTCATCCTCGACGCTCACGCCCCACTCCGCAGCCAGCCTGGCCGCGCGGCGCATCTCAGCCTTGCCGAGGAAGGTCTTGCCGAATCGCCGCCCGCACACCGCGTCGCGGAAACGCGCCTCGGGCTGGAAGCCCCACACGTAGATGTTCGCCTGCTTCGGCGTCAGCTTGACCGGCGCCTCATAGGTACGGGGTAGTCGGGCCATCTTCGTCTGGGCTCAAGGTGTACTCGGCCTGGGCGAATTCGCCCTCAACCTCTTTTGGCGGCTCAAGCTCTCGGCGCAGCTTCTGGCTGGCAAGGCGCTTGTTCTCGATCTCTATACGCTTGAGCTCAATATCAAGCTCGGCATGACCTGGCGCACTGAACATCCCAAGGTGGCGACCGATATCGACCAGGGCACCTTTCTTGTCGTGCAGCTTTACCTTAAGGCCGTCGCGCCCCTGAGAAACCTCAGCGATGGCGGCAGCCGTGTCATCGTCGATCTCGGTTGAATCGATCAGGGCCAGCCCGTGATAAGGCACCATGTCTTCGGCGCATTCTTCCTCGCCATCAACCATGTGCACCATCGTCTCACCCCAGCGCACCACCTTACGGATGTCGCTAAAGCCGATCTTGGCCAGTTCGCGTAGCACCATGTCCTGGGTAATGGCGGTTCTCTCTGACCTTTCCCCCTGGCGCTGAGCGAGGTACTGGCGAACCTTGACATTTGTTAACAGGCGGGATGCTTGCTGGTCAGCCGTCTTAGGACTGTAGCCAGCGCGGATAGCGGCCTGCGTGGCATTAAGGTCGATCAGGTATTCATCGACGAAGCGCTGCTGTTTTGCTGTCAGCGCCATAGGGATTCCTTGAGACTCTGGTGCCTCGCTCGGGCAGGACTTGAATTGGTGGCGGGTTGCCGGTATTGGTAAGGATCAACAAGCTCAAGGAGAGCAATATGTCGGAACTGTTTAAGAACCTGAATAGAAGCGGAATTGGCGGAAAGGGGTCGCCAGAGGTCCTTCGCGAGGCGGCAGTCGGTGCAGCGCTGGAACTCATCGCTGCGCGTGTATCCAGCCCTGCTCCAGTCCATCTCAAGCAAGAGATGGATAACCTCTCCAAATACGCTGACCAAATTCAGGCGGCATTGCAGACAGCCGGGTGATATCCAGTGCCGCACTCACCTGCGGCACACCTACCCTTCCCCGCCATCCAGCAGCACGTCGATCAGTTTCTGCTCCGCCAGCCGAAACATGGCTAGGGACTGCAGGTCGTCCGCAACCGGGCCGAAGGCAAACAGCTCAACCTGGCCGGAATGGTCGCGCATGGCCATGACGCCGATGCTGCAAACCGGCAGCTCTCCACTATCCAGCTGGTCGGCGATCTTGCGCAGCGTCTTAGCAGTATCGCGCCAGTTCTCGCGCTGGAATTCGACGACCTTCATTTGACCACCATCTTGTGTGTCTCGGCATGGGCATGGCCATGCAGCAGGCCAGCCAGCAGCCCCTGGGGAAGTCCGGCTTCCTTGGCGGTATCAATCGCTTTCACCAGGGCCGCATCGAGCTCGGCCACGGCATGGACGATATCCATGCTTACCGGGAGCTCGTGGCGAATGCGCTGGACGTTGCTCATGGTCTCTCCTGCGCCACGAAACGGCGCATGTCGATTTTGTGGCGCGGATCAGCTGAAGACGTGGCCGCGACGGGCCCAGGCATAGGCCACCACCCCAGCGTGAAGCATCACACCGAATGGGTTGACCCAGTGGCCCTGCAGGGCGGTGACGAATGCACCAAAGCCACCGATGGCCACCAGGTAGAAGGCGATACTCAGCAGGGGCTGATCGGCTGGGCGGACCTTGCGCAGGTAGTCACATGCGGCGACCACCACCAGGACGCACAGGAACACGTCCAGGGCGGTCAGCGCTGAAACCAGGATGTTGTTCATATCAGGCACCTCGCGCCGTGACGAACGACCCCATGGCAGCCTTGATCGCGGGGATGATGTTCATGGCTGTGAGGCCAAGCACGAAGGCAACCCCGCACAGCAGGTCATCGGTGACCGCAAGCTCAAGCTTTGGGGCAAGCCAGGCGGTGACGGGCTGGGTCAGGTAGACCGAGAAGCCGAATCCGGTGGCGACCGCAGTGGCGGCCTGGAATCGGGTCAGATCCTTCAGGAAGCCCAGTGAGAGGATCGAGCCGATGAATGCAGCCATCACCACCCCGTACTTGCCCAGCACTACGCTCGCGGCGGCGCTTGTTGGTTCGGCCATAGGGGTGTCCTTGGAATAAAAGGCCCGGTTGAGGCCCTATAGGGGCCAGGGCAAACGTGCGGAGCAGCACATAACGAAATTGGAGCGGGCAGAGGGAATCGAACCCTTCTCTGCTCAGCGTGGAAGGCTGGCGGCAAACCTGTTGCTTGCCCGCTATGCGTGGGTCTTTCCCCACCTGTCAGCCGAAGACCATTCCAGCGCTGGCACCCTGATGCACCAGTCTCGCTGGTCAAGTCTCGCGCCACCCATCAGCACAGCGAGGGAATGAGTGCGCGGGCTGCCGGTGTTTTTCCGTATCACCACACTACCGGCTAGCAGTGTCCAGGCTGCCCTGTTAGGGCCTGCCCTGGCTGCAGTTGCGTTTACTGCCGAAACAAAAATCCCGGCTCAATGGCCGGGACTCTTGAGGCCCTCGTGGAGCCAATAAAAAACCCGGCTCAGTGGCCGGGCTTATTGTGTCAATCCGTTACGCGCAAGATCGACAGGATGGACAAATATTCTCTCACTTTCTCACTCATTGCAATGGCTATTTGCTACGCCGCGCAACTTTCGATCAATCCCTCGGCATCTAGAAGCTCTTGAGCGGCAGTGAGGGCCTCGTTGACCTGGTTGTCCAGCGCCTTGCGGATCGACGAACGCCAACGGTACCGAGTCGACTCTGGCTTGCCGTCATTGTCCCAGTTGTCGATGTTGTACCAAGCGGCCGGCAGCACAGCTGCGGATCTCTTGAGCGTCTGCTTTCGATCCACCGCATCGCTCATGCCGCTCAACCCTTTCTCGTTGAACGAATCCACAAGGGCCTTGTTCTTGGCGATAGCTTCGGCCTCCCTGCTCACCATCTCGATAGCGTCCGACTCATGCTTCCCTCCTACCTGAGGGATTGCCCAGGTCAAAATGGCGCACTCACGGAAGCGCTGAGGTGCAGGCGACTTGATGGTCTTCATCAGCTCCAGTATTGCGTTGTGCTTGCGATCTTCGTGAGTGGAGTACTTCGCCACCAGCGCACGCCAGTGCTCAGCTGAGAGCGACTTGTGCAGCCGGCCGAACACCCAGCAGTCCACGAGGAATGCAGCCTCCTTGCCGACGATCTCGCCCTTCTGCTTGGCCGCCTGAACCTTCGGCTCGAACTCGCAACCGCCCGCGCTGTTGATTGTTTCAGCCGCCAGAGCGCGAACCACTGCCGATACCACGTTCTGATAGTTCACTGCCCACCCCCTGCCCGCTTGGCCTTTCTCAAAATGAATTCTTCGTAGTGCCGCTTGCGACGCACTGCGCCCGCCCAGGACAACGCAAAACCACCCACCACCATGAGGGTGGCCAAAATCAGGAATCCCCATGCTGGTGTCATGCTGCAGCCTCCTGTGCCTGGATACGGACGCGCACGGCGCCGCCCTTGATCGTTTCCTTGCTCACCCTGATCTGGGTGGCGAACAGGTTGTCGTCGATGCCCAGGGCGTCTGCCAGGCCGTCACGGCCAGCCTTGAACATCGCCAGCAGGTTGTCGTCGTCGCGCCGGCGGCGATCTGGCGGAACGAACTCGAGCATCAGCAGCGCCTCACCTTCTGGCGCGGTGACGCCGGCCTGCTTCGCCAGCAGGTGGCAGGCTGCCCGGTAGGACTTGGCCGCCTTGCTCTTCCTGCTCCAGTGCACCCGGGCATTCGGGCTGCATGCGGCCGGTGGCCACGGTAGTGTCAGTTCCGTCATGCGGCCCCCTTGATGGTCAAAATGCCGGCCCGGATCAGGGCCTCATGAGTCTCAGCGATCGCCCGTGGCATGTCTGACCAGTCCACCTCGCCCTTCCCCCGACCATCGAGCACGTCGTGACAGGCACTGCAGGCGTAGACGGCCACGGTGTCGAAGCCCTTCATGCCCATGCCCTTCTGCCCGCAAGGCAGGTGGGCCAGCACGGTGGTATCCGGGTTGAAGTTGCAGATGCCGGGGATGCGGACGGTGCAGTCCTGGCCACGGGCGCTATCGCGTACTTTCTTGGATACGACGCGCATCAGTAACGACCCTCCCACAGATCCTTCTGGCTCCAGCGAACCTGGTGCTCAGCGCCAAACGCCTGAATCCACTCCAGCAGACTCGCGCACTGCTTCACGCTGAGCTGGCTTGTGCGCTCGTACACGACGTCGAAGCCGTTGCCGTCGAGCGCCGGTATCAGCTGAGGCTGTTCGCCCGCCTCACGCAGCCAGGCGGCCGTCAGGAGGCGCTTCCAGATCAGGACGTCCCACTTCTTGCCGGCGTGCTCGACCTGCTTGGCGATATCGGACAGGCAGGCATGGAGCTTCTTGTTCTGCTCGCCGCTGCGGCCCTGGTCCTTGATGACGATCTTCTTGGGCCGGGTGAAGTCCTGGGCCTGCAGGATGCCGAAGAGACGATTGGCGTCGGCCATGCTGTGCATCACGAAGTCAGTCATGGCTGGCCTCCCTGAAACATGAGCAACAGGCACAAAATGATGAAGGAGAGCCCGATCACATCAGTCATGGCTCGCCTCCTTGGCCTGCTGATCTGCAGCGCACTCTGCGCACAAGCCTGGGCCTCCGCACTTTGCCTTGACACCGTCATGACGCGGGAAGACATGGCCATGGCCTTTGTTGGTCAGCTCTTTCGCCATGTACTCGTCAACGACTGCATCCGCCATGCCGCTGAACAAGGGCATCTTCCCCTCGTTCCAGATAGCCAGCGGCGAACTGGTTCCTATCGGGTTCCGCACGAAGCGATACCGCTCGGCATCCTTGCGCAGCACCTCGTTCTCGGCCTTGACCAAGGCAAGCTTGGCCTTAAGCAGATCAATTTCAGATACTTCAACTTGGAAGCTCATGACGCCACCTTCAGGCCGGCGGCCTCGATCGCCTCGCGGCAGTCGTCAACGGCTTCGTCGTAGTGCTCCGCCTCTGGCCGAACGAAACCGCCTTCGGTGGTATTGTGCGCGCTGATTTTGGCAGGCAGCTCCACCACCACAGCCTCGCGGGAGGCCTGCCAGAACACCCAGGCTTCACCCGTGGAGCCCCAGTAGTAGGATTTCCCATCCGATGCCAGACGAAACTCATCGTCTGACCAATCCAGAACATCGCGAGCGAAGCTCTCGAACTGCTCGCGGCTGATGTCGCGCATCTTGTTGGTGTCCATCAGTGCTTCTCCTTTGCGAGAGCAACCAGGGCATTGAACTGATCGACCTTTGCCATCAGCTCCGTATGCTGCCTTTCAGCCTCTTCGGGGCCCTTAACAAGCAGGTCGTAAACGTCCGCACTCACGTACATGGTCTTGTTCGGGAGGTTTTTTGATCTGATGACGGATATACCGTCGGCCATCTTGAAACCTGTGAATCCTTCCATCACACCCCCTCCCCAGCCGGCTGCCCGGCGCGCTTGATGTTCAACTTGGCCAACAGGTGTGCACGGCACGCGGCGGCGCTCGACGGGATCTGCTGGAGGTCCAGTAGGCGGGCCTGGCGCTGGCTGGCGTACTCGTCGGCCAGCTCGCTCAGGCTCTTCTGGCTGTCGTGTCCGATGCCGGCGGCGATGTCGCCCAGGGGCTCGCCGGCGACCAGCATGCGAATGGTGATGTCGTAAGCCCGGGCGAACACCTTCTCGGCCCGCTCCACCTCCATTGACCCAAGGTTCTGGGCTTCACACTGCAGGGCCGCGTGGCGCACCGCTGCGTGCGTCCAAACGCGTGACCCTGCCCTGCTGGGGTGGAAATTCTCCAGCGCCTCCGCTAGAGCCCGTGCAAGCGGCGGAATGCCCATCTCTTCCGGCGTCGGCTGGCACAGCTTGATGAACTTGCCGCTGCTCGGGGCGAAGTCGGTACCCAGCACCCGACACTTCTGGATACCGAAGCGGATCTGCTCGAGCGTGTTGATGCCCGCGGCGACGAAGGACTTGATCCAGCTGCGCTTGGCGGCCTTCAGCGCGTCATCGTCTGGCCAGGCCTGCTTCCACGCCGGGAAGATGGCCTGCAGCTCCTTGAACAGGGCGTTGACCACTTCGGTGGTGCCCGGGTCCAGCTGCTTGGCCGGGGTGTGCACCTCGGCTGGCAGGTTGCTGGCCGTGGCCATGATCTGCGTCACGCTGCGCAGTTTCGGTTGTGCGCTCATAAGCCCCCCAGGTCATCAGCCCAGCTGGTGTCGTTGAAGTCGGGGCCGCTGGCCGGGCGGCGGGATGCGATCGGGGCGGCGCCTGCCGGCTGGGGCAGTTCGTCTTCCCAGCGCTTGCCGTTCAGCCAGGTGGATGCGTGCGGGATGAACTGGCCGCCGTCCTTGGTCCAGTCGGTCGATGCGGTCCAGGCAGCCAGGGACTTGGCCATCAGGTCGAACAGGTCGGCGGTGACCTTGAGTTTTTTCCAGACCTTCTCTGCGCCGGCCTTGCCGACCTTGCGCGGATACAGCGCCCAGAAACGATCGAATGCGACCGGCTCGGGAGCGTCAGCGACCGATGGGTTTGTATCTATTGATTGAGTAATAGAATCCTTTATTAAGTAGCTGTCGGTTTGCCCACAGTTCGGTAAACCCACACTTCGGTTAACCGAATATTCGGAAACCTGTAGGTTCGGTTCGTAGTGGACGATCACGCGACGGCCGAGCACCTTGCCGGTACCCTCCTCACGCACAACCTCATGGCTGACCAGCCCCAAATCCTTCAGGCAGGCCATAGCCCTGGAGTAGCGCTCACGGCCGATCGAGAACCTGTCTTGCAGGTGCGAGCCAATGACTTTCCAGTCGCTGGAACGGGTTTGCAGGTAGGTCCAGATGGCCAAAGCATCCGGGTTTACTATCAGAGCCACCACGTCGTTGCTGACCGAGCTGTACGGCGCCTGCTTGGCGTAAAACAGGGTTGGCGTGGCCTTCTCCACGTTCACAGGCTTGCTCACTGGGCACGCCCCTTAGTCATGGCAGCGTCGTAGTCGATACCCAAGGCTTCAGCCCGGCGCCGCGCCCGGTTTCCGTTGTGCAGGGCGCCCTCGCAGAAGTCGTACTCAGGGCGTGCTGGTGGATAAGCGTCAGCCGACATCGCCTGATCGAGAGCTGCGCGCAGGTTCTCGCTGTAGTTCTCCCCGATCACGCGATCATGCGGCTTGTCCATCCAGCGGCCAACGATTTCAATGGCGCTGGTGTAATCACCAGTGTCCGCGAGAGCGCTTCTGGAATTGAGGATGTCCCAGCCATTGGCCTCAAGGGCATCGATGCGGTCCTTGTCTTTTCGTAGCGCCTCGTTCTCGGCCTTGAGCTTGTCGATCTCCGCCTGAAGGCCCCAGGCCTTCGCTTGAAGGTCGCCACGGTGCGCGGTTTCGCTGACTAGACGCTCACTCGCGATGGCAAGTGCTGCCGAGGTTCTCCCATCGCCGTTGCAGGCGGTGCAGTGGCCGAGGAGCTCAAACGAATCAGGGCCGTGATAGGTGACGTGGATTTCCTCGCCGGAACCGTTGCAGGCTGGGCAGTAGTAGCCAAGCGCAGCCTTCGCAGCATCCCAGCCATTCCAGGCCGAACCGACGTCAGGAATGGCATCCCAAACTGTATGGCCAGCGTCGGATATGGCGTCATCCAACCACTTGTTGAAGTCGGGGTCTTGCCACTGCTGGCGATCTTGCTCACGGCTTCTCATGCTGCACCCCGCACGGCCTTGTCGTGGGTGTGCAGGCCGTCCCAGTTCTTCTTCATGGGCAGCTCGCCAGCCAGGTACAGGTCGTAGAGGCGTGCTGCGCCCTTTCGCAGGAGAATCGGCGTATAGGCGATGAACGCCTCTTTGCCATGCGGCGTGATCTCGTTGTGGTGCTCGGTCATGTAGCGGTCGCGAGCATACGAAGTGACCCGCCAGCGAGTGCCGGACCGCCCCTCAGTGAACAGCCAGTTCTTCTCCTTGAGGTAGGCGTTCACCTGCATGACGTTGACGCCATTCAGCTGCTTGCAGAACTGCGCTGCAGTCTCGCCTTCCTTGAACAGGTTCTCCAGGTGATCGATCTTCTTGGCCTGGGCCTCGACCTGGACGGTGAGCAGCACGCGCGCCTTCTCCGACTCCAGGGCCATCTGGAGGATTTCCAGCTTGCTCAGTTCGGCGGGTGCCGCCGGCGTGGCCTGGGCTTCGAGTTCACGCCAGCGTTTAATGACAGCCATGCGCATAGCGGCGCTGTAGCCGGTAAGCAGGCAGTCGGTGTGCTCACGGTCCAGGCAGTACTCGCGCCGAGCCCGGTTTTGCGAGTCGAAATAGATCTGTCCAAACTTGGACGCATCTTCTTTCAGATCGCCAAACATCTTCTCGATGTCGCGCTTGACGTGCTGATGCTGCTTTCCAGTTAGTTCGGCGATTTCGCGCGACGACATCGTGCGCGCCACGAAATCGTGGTTCGCATTTTGTGGCGCGGGCCGGTTGAGGGCCTGTACACTTTGGGTCTGCATATGCATAATTCCCCTACAGAGTTTTGTATTGCAGAGAGCCGGGCCGCGAACCCGGCTTTTTTGTCTCTGCGATTTGCCGTCCCTTATGAGGGACTGGCGCCCGGGTCCCTAATTAGGGATCGGACGGTTACCTTGGTGCCGCGAACGGCACCACGTTGTTGCTCTTGGGCTTTCCCCTCATCGAGAGAAAGCGGGTGGCCATGCCGACGATCTGCGATGCAAGTTCGTCGGGGGTAAGGCCGGCCTCCTCCGCCCAGGCTTCCAGCTCCTGAAAGTCGGAACGGCGAAACTGCTCAACCTTCACGTCGTGCTGTACTGCTTCGTTTGCAGGCGACATTCGTCCTCCCCTGGCCCCATTCAGGCCCTGGCCTTCTTCTCGTTGATCAGCGGCAGGTGGCCGTGCTCTTTCTTGAACGCCAGCGCGGCCAGGATGATTTCCCGGGCCAGCACGCTGTGCTGAGCCTTGAGCTCCAGGGCGTACCCCTTCAGCTCGTTGAAGTCCTCGTCATCCAAGCGGACCTTGACCTGGTGGTCGTGGCGGTGAGCTTTGTCGTCGTAGGCCATCGGGTGATCCCCTGCGCGCTGGGTAGGTCGTTCGGGCTTATTAGTTACGTGTTAGGGCCGGTTCAGGCCCTGCGATGGAACGGTGTTACGGTTCCCCGCGGATTTCGGGGTTTCGTTCGGTTGGCCAGTTCCTTACGGATCAGCTCGGCTGCCAGCACGTCGGGGCTCATTCCCCTTCGTTCCGCTTCTCGCTCAAGTTGCTCCATCAGTCCCTGGTCCAATCCGATTTCTTCAATCGGCATGGGGCCTCCTACGGGCCTTCAGGCCACGTTCTGATCGCCGGTATTCTCCGAAGACAAGGCGGCCAGCTGAGCCTCAAGCAGCTCACGGCAAAGCACAGCGCGCTGAGTGCGATGAAACTTTGCCAGCGCTTGGATCAGTTCAAAGGTGTCCTCATCGACCCGGACCTTGATCTCGCGGTCATGCAGGTGATTGCGGTTGGCGTACATGCGGGAGTAGCTCCTTGCAGTTGAAATTGGTTAAGCCGCGACTTGTGCCGGCGGGAACGCATCATCAAGGGCGCAATTGGCACCCAGGATGTTCAGCGCTTCCACGATCTGGCGCGCCTCTTGAAGGCCCGGATTCCTGAGGCCTGATTCGTAATTCGCCAGGCGGGACTGATTCCAGCCGAGCTGACGGCGCAGCGCTGCCTGGGTAACGCCAGCCCTTTCGCGGATCGTTCGGACTTGGTTCATACGGTCTTCCTCCATTGATGACCGAAGGATAAACACGCATCGTGTTAATTGCAAACACAATAAGTGAAAGCCGGGTATTTCGTTTCGTGATGAAATTCCGCGCATGAACGAATCATTGAGCCAGCGCATCAAGCGCCTGAGAAAAGCGACGGGAATGTCCCAGGCCCAACTGGCAGAGGCCTGTGGCTGGAAATCGCAATCTCGGGTCGGGAATTACGAGGCAGGCACGAGGGAGCCGACCTTGGCGGACATCGCGGCCATGGCATCTGCCTTGGGCGTTGATCAGTCCGAGTTACTGCTCAGTCAGCCTGCTGTCGAGGCTCCCACCACAGCAGCTCGAAGCACGACCGACTTGGTTAAGCTGATGCTTGCTAAAAGCGGCAAGGGTATTCCTGAAGAAGCCCGGCAGCGCCTGATAGCCGCGGCTGAGGATTATTCCTTGTCTAGCGTCGCGTCTGATGACATGAAGCATCCTGGCTTGGTCGGAGATGAAGTCCGGATAGCCCACTACGATATCCGCGCTGCAATGGGTGGCGGCCAGCTCCCCCACGACTACCCGGAAATGCTCAAGGACATTCGCGTCAGCCCCAGTCACCTGCGGGAAATCGGCGTCGAGTTCGAGGAGCACTACCACCTGAAGGTGGTCACCGGCTGGGGCCAGTCGATGGAGCCCACCATCAAGCATCGCGACCCGTTGATCGTGAACATCAACGTCCGCGACTTCGTGGGCGATGGGGTGTACCTATTCGTCTGGGATGACCTGCTCTACATCAAGCGCCTGCAGGTGGCTGATGAGGAGCACTACGAGATGATTTCGGACAACCCGAGGCACAAGGATCGGCTGATCCGCCGGGACATGACCTACATCCAGGCTCGGGTGCTTCTGGTGTGGAATGCTCACTTGGTTTGAGCGGTAAAAATCTGAGGTTACAGCCATATCGAATGGCTAAGCCCGGCAAAATCCTCGCGATGGGCAGGCTTACTTTGTCGATTGCGATGACAATCAAAGTGTGACACGGAAATGATATGTCTGATAACGCCGCACCACCAAAGCCTCGCATGACAATTCTTGCAGTCTCGCCTGAAGACTTCGTCCGATTCATGGCTGCCAAGGGCACTAAAAACGACGAATGCCCTGTCTGCGGAAATGACAACTGGTCAGTTCTATGCACCCCGGATGACGAGCCGGTATATAGGCTAGGTACCCCCGTGCGGAACAGGAAGGAAGAATTTTACCTGTCAACCTTCGGATACTTCTGCGACAACTGCGGCTTGATTCGGCAACACATGGCTGCAGTAGTGCACAAGTGGGTATCTGAAAATCCTGCGCCAATCGAGGAAATGGTTGACCGTGTCGAAAGCAGCAGCGGGATTAATCTTGATGAGTGATCATTTTCACATTCCGTCGGCAGAATCAATCAGAGCGAAGCTTACGGAATGCACAAAACCTACTCTGAAAACCAACACGGCAATTCGGCCTCAGGACCTGATTGGTGACAACAGGGGGTACGGGGGGCATACTCAGGACATGAACGACATAACCCGCGAAGAATTTAATGCCAGGCTCGAAACCATCGAGGTCAAAATGGACGCTCGGGTTGAGGCTATTTCGTCCAAGATTGATGGATTCCTTGCCGCGCAAGCAGAACGAGATCGCCGGTTGGATGAGTCTATTGCAGGCGTTCGTCGCGACATTGATAGGCTGGGCAGCCTGAAACTTAACATCTGGGGCGCTATGCTCACTGCGGTCGGGCTAGGAGTTGCCATGGCAGCTTTGAGCGTAACCTTCTATCAAACCGGTAAAGCAGATAGTCCCAACGCTGCCAGCATGCCGCCAGCGATTTCAGCTCCCCCTGCCGTAACTCCAAAGAATTGAATCGGCCCGCCTTAGCGGGCTTTTTCTTGCGCGTCAGAAAGGCGCCTCCTCCTCAGCTTTCTCCTCCTCCCAGTCTTTGTCGGCCACCAGGTCGTCCCGATCTTCAGCGCTCTGCGCCTCCCACCGTACTGTCACGCTCTCGTCGTCATTGAACGTCAGGTCCAGCTCCGGCGTCTCGGCCAGCAGCCCCATCACCTCCTCCCACTCCATGTCTCCATCCGTGTCCAGGCGATGAATTGTCACCCAGCGCTGCGACTGCGCGATCGGGTGATTGATCATCGACGAGACCCGCAGGCCCAGCCGTTCAAGGGCCGTCATCTCCTGCCGCGCTTGTGGGGTCGACTTCTTCTGCTTGGCCATACCTTCCTCCATTAACTGTACATCCATCCAGTATTGGGCGGAGCATACATCACGCCTCGTGAAAGGTGAACACGCTTCGCTTTGAAGAATCTCAACACGGCCTCGAAAAAATAAATCACATTTCGTGTTGACACATAAAACACGATGCGTGATATTTGCCTCAACACGCAGTCACTCACCAGGGACTGCGGAGGCCCTCAAGCCTCACCGCTCTTTAAAAACCAGCGCAACAACCAACAGACCGCATTGCCTCTACCGGCGACCGGCGATCAGACAGCCCCGAAAGGCTGCCCACGACAGGGACAACCCTGTACGGCTGACGAAGGTGAAACGCCTTAACCGAGAGAACGACCCGGGCATGCAATGCGCCCCGCTAATCCCAGCGGCAGAAGGGAGAGACAACTGAACAGAATTAGCGCCCCGAGCTTCGGCATTGAGGGGCGCCGGACCTCATGCACCCTGCCCCAATCAATCAGGGCACCAGAGCTGCAGCGTGCATGTTGTAAGGACCTGTGATCCGCGGCGAACAGATGCTGCTTGCCGCCGCGCGGAGGAAGCTCGAAGCCCGCAACCACGACGAACCGCAGACCTGCAATCAGCAGCGGGATACGCGGCGCCACCCTAGCGAAGAGGGAATCACCGCTGAAGCAATGCCCCGGCCTGTCGCCAGTAGCGAGGCCGGGATTTCACCAGGTGCCATTCAATGAGTGGTATCTGGGAAATCAACCGCCCTGGAGGGCAAGACGATGCCAGAACAAAAACCGCGCCGCGTGAAGGCCAAGATCACCCGCGTCGTGACCGAGATCGCGATTATCACCTTGGATCGCCAAGGCAATGTCGATGAGTACATCGAGCATGTCGAGGAGCTGGAGTGCGGCGAGATCAGCGAAGTGCACGACATTCACACGGTGCTCAGCTATCACGACTGAACAACCAGCGCTACGTCAGCCTGACGTTAACTGCCCGATGCCCTGCTCCCCATCGCAGGCTGCATTGGAGTGTGAACTGAATCCTGCCGCCAAGCAGCACAGCTTCTATCCAGCGAGATCGGGAGGAACGAACACCGGTCGATGCAGAGATTGGCTCCTGCCAGTTCACACCCCGATGCAGAGAAGCGCCCAGCTAAGGGCGCGGTTACCGAAGCACCTGTGGACGTCCCTTCCCTCGCACTGGGGGTAAACGAATTGCGCCGCTGGATGGGTCCACGCCAAGCCAGCTGCCGGGGTAGCGCCCGGCCTCTGCATCCCCTTCCCTTCACATACGACCGCATCGGCAGGCGCCAGGCCACCTTTCACGGTGGGTTTGGTCACCCGCGCCTGGCTCCTGACCAATGCGGCCGCATAACCAACCAGGAGGACGCCATGGGCGCACTTCGAGCAGCACAATGGCGGTATGACCATGCTGAGCCGGAAGACGACTCGGCGTATCAGGAAGCGGCGCAGAACTGGATCGAGAGCAACGCAGAAAGCCTTGTTGGCGGCTGCGACGTTCTGATCCCTCAGCGCTTTGGCGGTCCGGTAGGCGTTCGCCAAGACCAGTTCGTGGCCAAGGTGGCTGAGCACCTTCGCGCCCTGCAAGAGGCTGCGAAGGACGACCTCAACGCCTTGGCCCTCCTCCTGCTGCAGGCACAGGCCGGTGGGCCAGTGAAAAGCATGGTCGAGGATGTTGTCGGCCAGAGCGATCATTGCCGCGGCAAGCTGTACGAGATCGCTGAGTCGATGCTCGACCAGTATGCCGAACAGGGCCTGCAGCATGAGGCAGATGAGGCTCAGCTATGAGCCCCCACGGCATCGCGGTCAGCGCTATCCAAGGCGCCATTGAAACCATGCTTCTGCCGGGCTCTGGCCCGGTGGAAGACGGCAAGGCTGAATCCATGGTGGTCGCCTACTTCTCTCTTCTGGCCATCGACTCCAACGAGTTCAAACACTACTGCGAGCGCATCCGGCGGATTGCTGAGCGGCGCAAGGAGGCTGCATGAGCGGCATTGACTGGGAAGGCAATCCCGAGGCTACCCACTTTGATCCCGTGGATCAGAATTTCTTGCGCGATGTCGGCGAGGCGCTGCTGCTCTTCAACATCAAGCGTGGCTGGACCGTACCCCTGCACACCGCATACGGCTTACGCATCGAGGACTGCAATCGCCCTCTCATCAAGCGCCCTGAGTGGAATGGCGAAGGCCTGCCACCCGTTGGCACAGTATGCGAGTTCGCCGGATTTAACCCGGAAGAAACCTTGCCGTCTGATCCGATCATTGGTGATCGTGTGACGGTAATCGCTCACTTCAAAAGCGGCTCAATAGATGTCGCGGCGTTCACCTTCTTCGTCCCGCCTGAGTTCGAGTATCTGCAGGTCGCTCAAGGCGCATATGGCTGCTTCCGCCCCATCCGCACACCCGAGCAGATTGCGGCGGAAGAGCGCAGCAAAAGCATTGCTGAGATCGTCAAGCTCGTGGGGTGGGAGTATGGCGTGGTCGGTTCAGATGAAGCTGCTGCGCGGATCTACGACGCTGGCTACCGCAAGCAGGAGGCATCATGACCACGCCCGTCTTCCCGTCGCTTATCGACGACCAGGTCGCCGAGGTTGCCGAGGCCGTCCCCGGCGACCGAATCCTGATGGTGTTCAAGGGCCTGACCATGGCAGACGCCATGAACCAGGCGCGCATGGCTCACATCGAGAACCCGGAAGCCTGGTCGGGCCGCGCTTACCTTTGCGGCATCTGCACCTTGGCCTACGAGGTTCGGACATGAAGCTGGTTGGCTGGAGGTCAGGAAACCCTGACAACGACCGAGTTGTTCAAGCATTGCGCCAGCTCAATAACGGCTCCCGTGTTCGCTGGAAATGCCGTTTCCATTCTTTCGAAGGTCGTTGGGCAACGCATGACGGCGTGTACATCGGTGGGGTTCTTGGTTGGAGAGAACTGAAATGACCAGCTACCAGCGTGCACGCCGTATCGCCACCTGGCGCGGCAGCTTCATCGCCCTCACCTTCTGCACCGGCTGGCTGCTCCTGAGCGCTCTGGCCGGCAACATCACTTCCTGATTCAACGCACCCGAGCCCGGCGGGCCCTTAGGGGATAACCGGACCTACCCGGAGCGTAAGCGGCGAGAGCGCGCAACCATCCACCGCAGCCAGGGCCTGGAGCGTACCTCCGTGCCTGGGTGACCTGGCATTTCCCCTTTCAACTGACGGCGCCGGCCTGGCGCGAGGTTTTCTAATGTCCGCAGAACAGAAACTGATCGCGATCGAAGAGATCAGCGAGGAGAACGCCCCGGCCATCTACGTGGCCGGCGGCCTGAAGCAATTTATCGACCTGGTGAAGGCCGAGGTTGAAGGTGAGGTACCCGATCTGACCACCCGCAAGGGCCGTGAGCGCATCGCCAGCCTTGCCGCGAAGGTCAGCAAGTCGAAGACGGCCGTCGAGAAGCCCGGCCGCGACTACCTGCGCCGGCTCAAGGAAATGCCGAAGGTGGTCGAAGCTGAACTGCGCGAGTTCGTGACCAAAATGGACGCGCTGCGGGACGAGACGCGCCGGCCACTCACCGAGTGGGAGCAGGCCGAGGCCGAGCGAGTTAAAGGGCATGAGATGCGGATGCTTGGCCTTCGCGCCGAAGCTTCAGATCTTGGTTCCCTAAACACCGAGGAACTGCTGAGCAGCATCGCCAGGGTCGAAAGCGTGGCTTTGGACGACTCCTGGGAAGAGTTCGCCGCCGAGGCTGGCCAGGTGAAAGACCAGGTGCTGGCTGCGCTGCGTGAAGCTTTGGCCGCGCGGCAGAAGTATGAAGCAGAACAGGCCGAACTAGCCCGCCTGCGCCGCGAAGCAGAAGAACGCGCCGAGCAGGACCGCATCAGGCTGGCACAAGAGGCCGCGGTCGAGGCCGAGCGGCAGCGCGTGGCCCAGCAGCAACAAGCAGAACGCGAAGCGGCAGCCCGTCGTGAACAGGAACTGCTTGACCAGGCCGCTGCGCAAGAGCGCGAAGCCGAGAATCAGCGCCTCCAGCTCAAGTTGCAGGCCGAGCAAGCCGAGCGCGCCCGAATCCAGGCTGAAGCCGACCGCGTTGCCACCGAGCAACGGATGGAGCAGGAGCGCCAAGACGCCGCACGCCGGCAAGAGGAAGCAGCCGAGCAGGCCCGCCAGGAAGAACGCCGTCGGGCCGATGCCGCTGCCGCCGAGATCCTTCGCCAGCAAGAAGCACGCGAGGCCGACAAGGCGCACCGGGCGAGCATCAACCGCGCCGCCCTGGAAGCCTTCATGGCCGAGGGCATGCCAGAAGCTTGCGCCAAGCAAGCGGTCACCCTGATCGCCCAGCGCAAGATCCCGAACATCGCCATTTCCTACTGAGGTCGCCATGAGCCAGGCAGTAGCCATCATCTCGCAGGACATTTACGCGCAGCGGAACCAGTTCGCCAATGTGCTGACTGACCGCTCGCTGAACTTCGAGCGCGAGGCCGAATTCGCCATCCAGGTGATCACCTCGAGCGAGTACGCCACCAAGGTGGCAATGCAGAACAGGCAGTCGGTGGCCAACGCGATCACCAACATCGCCGCAATCGGCATCAGCCTGAACCCGGCCAAGAAACAGGCCTACCTGGTACCTCGAGACGGCCGCATCTGCTTGGACATCAGCTACATCGGCTTGATGGACCTGGCCATGTCGACCGGCGCAATCCGCTGGGCCCAGGCTGAACTGGTCTACGCCGCAGACGCTTTCAGCCTGAACGGCTTCGACAAACCGCCGACCCATTCCTACAACCCGTTCGCCAAGGATCGCGGCGAGGTTATCGGCGTGTACGTGGTGGTCAAGACAGCCGACGGCGACTACCTGACCGAAACGATGAGCATAGAGGATGTGAACGCCATCCGGGACAGGTCCAGCGCTTGGAAGGCTTGGGTCAGCAAGAACAAATCCTGCCCATGGGTCACCGACCCGGGCGAGATGGCCAAGAAGACCGTAGTGAAGCGCGGTTACAAGTACTGGCCGAAGACTGAGCGCCTGGAGCAGGCGATTCACCATTTGAACACGGACGGTGGTGAGGGTCTGGCCAGCCTGGCTGGCTCGGCACCCACCGACCCCGAGATGGTGAACAACTGGATTGCACTGGCACAGAAGGCCGGCAGCCTAGAAGCACTGACCGATGTGTATCAGCAGGGAACCGCAGCCATGAAGCAGGCAAAGGATGCAACCGGACACGCTCGCTTCAAGGCCGAGGTCACCAAGCGCGCCGACGCCATCAAGGCAGAGGCGGCGCCCATCGAAGGCGAATCTGAGGAGGTGTTAGATGGAGCAGCGTAGCGCTGAATGGTTCGCGGCACGCCTTGGGTGTGTGACCGCCAGCCGGGTGAAAGACGTTATGGCAAGCGGCCGAGGTGGCGCGCCATCTGCGACCCGCAAGAACTACATGATGGAGCTGCTGTGCGAGCGCCTCACCGGCCAGCAAAGCGGACCTGACCTGTCCAACAAGCCTGCCGTGCAGCGCGGCGTCGAGCTTGAGCCGTTTGCCTGCATGGCCTACGAGGCCGACAAAGGCCTGATGGTGGTCGAAACCGGCCTGGTCATGCATCCGACAATTGCTGGCTTTGGTGCGTCACCGGATGGTTTGGTAGGCGACGATGGCGTGCTGGAGTTCAAGTGCCCAAACACTGCGACCCACATCGCCACCATGCAATCTGAGCGTCACGACCCGCAGTACGAGTGGCAAATGCTGGCCCAGATGGCCTGCACCGGCAGGGCCTGGGCAGACTTCGTCAGCTACGACGACCGCTTGCCAGAACCGCTTCAGTACGTTTGCCACCGCTTTGAGCGCGACTTCAAGCGCATCCGCGAGATGGAGTCAGAGATCAAGGTGTTTCTGGAAGAGCTCAGCGACCTGGAAAAGGAGATGCGCGAGCGAATGAAGGAGGCAGCATGAACCAATCAATCGACCTGGAGGCCGCAAAAGCGGCCTTCTTCGCATCTGGCGGCCAGCTTGTGGTGCTGGAGGGCTTCACCTACCGCCCGCTACCGCAGCGCAAGCATCCTGAGCCGAAACCAAAGAGGCTTAAGCCGGCGTCTCCCGCAAAGGAACACCCTCAACAGACACGTGCCAAGGCTCGCGCTGCACAGGTATCCGAGCTTGCCAAGACCATGACCTGTGGCGAGGTGGCTGAGCTCCTCGGAGAAACCAAGACCGCTCTATGGGGTGTCGCAGCGAGGGGAGGATTCAGGTTCTTCAGTCCGCCGAAACCGACCAGACCGGAGAAGGTAAAGGCCGAGCCGAGTCAGGAAGATCGCGACCTCGCCGACAAGATCATAGCCCTGCGTGATTCCGGCATGTCCCGGTGGGGCGTGACACTGGAGCTAGGCATTGGAAACTGCAGATTCGCCCGCATCCTCGCTGCGTTCGACATCGACTTCCCGCTCCAGCGGAATCGGGGGTAGGCCATGATCGCCACCATGTCTCAGCCTGTGCCAGCCGTGAAGTACGCGGCCGCCATGGCCAGATCCACTGGTCAGCCTTGGGGCGTATACCGAGGAAACAAGCGTCTACTGGTGGTTATGCCGTCTGGCTCGACGAAGAAAACGCCCATTGAGGTGTGCCACCCATGAGACGCATCCAGAAGCTCACGCAGCAGCGTCGCCGCCAGCTGCACATACACATCCCGCCCAGCGGAATCATGGAGGCGCCGTATGGCGATGTCACCCAGGGAACGCGACGAGAAGCGCCGCGCCAAAGCCGAACGGTTACAGGAAGAAGACCTGCGCTTGAAGGTTCGACCAGGGACTAAACAGGCCCTGCTGGAGCTGATGGAGTGGGCCGGCATCGAGGAACAGGGCGAGGCGATGACGCTGATGATTCATCACATCGAAGCGCTCGGGCATCACGCATTATTCAGGATTACGCGCCACGAAATCGAAGCTCACCGATCTGTGGCGCGGTCTGAACCGCTGCGGCTGTCAGCCAGGAAACGAACCGGCCAGCACCTGCGAGCGATATGCGGCTGGGCGGACGCCACTTACAGCCAGATGATCGAGGCGCTGATCCACGGCATCCACGCTCTGGGCAGGCTGCACGCAGCGAAGTTTCTCACCCCGCCACGGCATGAAATCAGCATATCGCCCCGCATGGCCATGGCCTTCGACCGGAAGAGCATGCTGATGATTCAGCAGGATCCAGGGGATGAGGTTATCCAGCCTATGGCAATGAGGGGTCTGGCTGGTATGGCCCAAGAACTTTGTTGATGTTTGGCCAGACTAGGTAGGCCTTCCAGTTCTCATTGTCGTTTGAGCAGTAAACCAGGAATTCGCTACTGCTATCCCTGCTGACTCTGTATCTGATGATGCCGCAGCTTTTTACCTTGGCTTGAGCCAACGACGAGGAGATTGCGGTGTTGTATTCCCAGTTCCAATCGCCTGGATACTTGTCCTCTACAGATTCAGCTTGGGCTCCAAACGGAAGCAGCAGCGCTGCCAATACCAGAAACCTCTTCAATCCAGCACCTCCATGGCCCGGCCCCATGCCGGTCACCCGTAATACCCCATCCCAAACCAAATTGCCACCATGCCGCCACCAGCACGGAGGGCGGCGCATGCTCAGGAGATTCCGCATGCAGAACATCCCGCCCCGCCCGACAGCCGACAAGGCAATGATCCTGGAAGCCTGCAAGGTGGTAGCAGAGAAGCTGGACGGCGCCGACGCCGAGACGATCGCCCAGCACTACCGACGCCACATGGATGGCTTCGAACTGGCGAAGGAGCTCGACAAATACGCCTACTGGGACACCACCAGGGATGACATGGAAGCGCTGGATGAAGTCGATGCCCTGGTTGATCAGGCGGAGCGTAAGGCCGTGAAAGCATGGGCTGAAGAGCATAACCCACAACCTCCGCTGCCTATTGGAACTCGCATCACGCAGGGCGTAATCACTGGAATCTACGATTACGAGCCAGCCACCTACCGGGTCAAGGAAGATGGCTGCACCAACGACAGCCGGAGCCTTCTGATCAAGTTCGAGAACGCTGTCGCCGCCTGACCCTCCGGCGCTGCCCGCCAGCGCCTTCCCCTCTCAAACGATGAACGCCTCCCCGGAGAGGGCGGCGCCTGCCTGGAGACACCATGAAGGTTCAGATCAGGACGCTCTACAAGTGCGGCTTCTGTGGCGACATCCACGACGATGAAGATGGAGCCCGGGAGTGCTGCCAGCCAGAAGTGGAGGAGATGTTCGAATGCCCGGTATGCAAGACCATCCATGACGGCGAGGACGAAGCGCGCTTGTGCTGCGAAAGCGACTCGATCAAGTGCCCATCCTGCTACAGGGACCATTCATCCATCACGCTGTCGTTCCAGGCAATCAAGATCGCCGGCCACTGCACCACCTGCAACCCGATGTTCACCATCGACCAGCAGCAGGCCATTCAGGACCTGCATTACCACGAGACCGGGCGCCGCGAGCACCTGTTCGACTGATCCTCGACCGAGACCACTATGACCACAGCAATCGACCTGTTCGCCGGCCTCGGCGGATGGAGCACCGGCGCGCGCGCCGCAGGCGTCCAGGTTCTCTGGGCGGCAAACCACTGGCCAGATGCCGTGAAATGGCATGCAGCCAACCATCCCAACACCGAGCATGTCTGCCAGGATCTGCACCAGGCTCGCTGGGAGCAGGTACCTGCTCACGACATCCTGCTCGCTTCGCCGTGTTGCCAGGGGCACGCCAAGGCCCGCGGGAAGAAATCGGGGAACCCTGAGCATGACGCATCGCGCTCGACGGCCTGGGCGCCGGTAGCGGCCCTTGAGTTCCACCGGCCGCAGGCAGCCATCATCGAGAACGTACCGGAGTTCACCGACTGGGTGCTCTACCCGGCTTGGTTGCAAGCCATCCAGGCGCTGGGGTATCAGGCAGCGCCGCACATCGTGGACTGCGCTGACCTCGGTGTGCCGCAGCACCGGGTGCGCCTGTTCATGGTCCTGACGCGCAGCAAGGCCCCGCTGATGCTGCAGCTGCCGCAGGAACGGCATGTGTCAGCCGCCAGTTTCCTCGACTTCGACGCCGGGCGCTGGTCACAGATCGAGAAGCTAGGCCGGGCCCAGGCCACGCTCGACCGAGTGCGCAACGGGCGCCAACGCTTCGGAGATCGCTTCATCATGCCCTACTACGGCAAGGGCTCCGGCACCACCGGCCGCGACATCAACCGGCCGATCGGCACCATTACCACCCTAGACCGATGGGCTCTGGTCGACGGCGACCGCATGCGGATGCTCAGCGCCAGCGAGGCCCTGGCCGCGATGTCATTCCCAGCTGACACCCTACGGCCGGACAATCACCGGCTGACCATGCACATGGCCGGCAATGCGGTACCACCGCTGGCCGGTCAGCGAGTCATCGAGGCCTTGATGAAGGCCGCATGACCGAAAGAGCACATCTGTACTCCATCCAGCTGTAACCCCTCTCCCAATTATTTCGAGGCGGCGATTCGATCAGCGGCGGGAGGGCCATCAGAGGCAATACGGCGAGCACGACCAACCCCCCAGGCCAGAGCTCGAGTCATCGACTCCCCTGGTCGCGAATCGAAGGCCTCCTCATGGATAGCCATACCGCTAGGGGCATAAACCCCGATGAACATCTGCGTCGTACCTCCCCGCGACAGTCGCACCTGAACATCAATATGCGTTCCATCGCTGAGGGTTTCGTCGTGAGTACGGTGGTGAAGCGTTGGATCAGCCCACCCCCAAAAAACCTCACCGCGAATCCTCATGTCGACCTCCTACGAGTTTAGTTGTATGCCACAGGTGAACTCTCACCATAGCCAAAGCGAGGCGAGACGCAATCTCGGTATCGCAGCTTGAGAACTGAATCGGACCATCGGCCGATTTTCTTGTACCGAACCCAACCACTTGTACAACTCACTGCCGCGATATGGCGGCCAAGGACGAAGTCATGCCTGAAGAAAAGCAACTGATTCAGCAGATAGCCGTTGAGCGTGATGAGCACGGCTTCTGGACGCACCCTGCCTGGCCATCCACAGACGAGGAGTTGGTTCCCTATGCCTGGTTCTATGATCGCGGCTTGGACGTGAAGCAGGTTGAGTTTGAGTACGACGCGTCCGAAACCCTGCAGGCAGCCTGGTACCACGACGGAACGGCAGACTGCACCAGCTGGAACCCTACGCAACCGGCGGGTGATGGCTGGTTCATCTTCTCCATCCATGACACAGAGGATGGCCCTATCTGCGTATGGGTACGCCACAAGGTGCAGCCATGAGGCTGAAACAGTATCCGCTGAACGTGCAAAGCGTCGGCAGCGACACCTACATCGCGATGAGCAAGGGTCACCACGACCTTGAGGCATTCATGGCTGAGGCGGTGAAGGAGTACCCGGGCTGGTTCCTGGGCGGCCCGCAGCACAAATGGTGCAAGACAGTGCCGGATCGCTCGGGCGAATTTGCGCACCGATACGTGTTCGTCGAGGAAGGCACGCCAGGCGCATGGCCAGCGACCTACTGCTGGGAGTTCGGCGAGGACTACAAGCGCTACAACGCCGAGGTGCACCCATGAAGCTCACTGAGCGCCAGCAAGATGTTCTCGAAACACTGCGAGATATCGGTCGGGACAACGCGGCCCGTTACCGCAGCAAGACGCCCCATCTCTACCAGCAGGACTGCGAGAAGCTTCTGAAAGGTGACGAGGCGTGTGTGTTTGGCCTTGGCGGCCTGACTTGGCAGGTAGGAGGGCGACTTGGGCTTGCCGCGTCGGCGGTTCTCAGCACGTTCAAAGCCTTGGAGAAGAAGGGGCTGGTCATTCGCGAAACTTACAATCCGCGCTACCAGCGCCCGCTCTACTGGTGGCCCGTCGGCCTGGCCAAGGCTCTGGCAGACGAGCACATGCCTAGTGTGGAGGTGAGCCAATGACCCGCCTCGCCCTCTGCCTCCTGCTGCTGGCCACCGGCGCCAGCGCAACCGAGAACGTCATCGACGTGCAGCACGACAGCCAGCGCGGCGTCACCTGCTACCTGCTCAACGGGGTCGGCATCAGCTGCATCCCCGACAGCCAGCTGCAGGCCGGCAACCAGCGCCAGCTCTCCCCGCACGAAACACAACCCGAACCTACACCCGCACTGGCGCCTGGGCGCTGGATTGATGAGAGGTATCAGCTGTGAGCGCAGTGACTGATCAAGACGTAGAGTTCGCGCGAGCGGTAGTCGCCCTCGCGCGCCAGCACGGCATGACTGGAATCTCGATGGAGTTCCGGCAGAACTTCGACCTGACCCAAGTGACCGGCTGCTACTGCGGCAAGCGGATCACCTGGTCAGAAGGCCGCCACGGGGACTCTGCTGACATCAAGTTCCGCACCGAAGCCGAAGCGTCGTTCCCTGAGCGGCCCGAGGCGAAGCCATGACCGACCTGATCGAAGTGAAGACGGCAGACCTGGCCGGCGAGGCGCTGGGCTGGGCGGTCGGCAAGGCGGAAGGGCTGGACGTGCACTTGGAGCCTCCCGGGTACAACGGCGTGCCCTGGCGGGTGTTCGCCCGGTGCCAGGGCCAGGCGATCGCGCACACCAAGCGCTACAACCCTTGGGAAGATTGGGCGCTGGGAGGGTCGATGATCGAGAAACGCATGGTCAGCCTGCATTGCCCACAGAGTACCGACGACGTCTGGGCCGGCTGGGTGATCACCGACAAGGGTGAGTTTTACCAGGCCGGTGACAGTGCCCTGATCGTCGCCTGCCGCGCCATCGTCGCCGCCAGGCTCGGCGATACCGTCCAGGTGCCGAAGGAATTAACGCTTTGACCCCACTACCATCGCTGTTGCAGTCTCGATAGGTAGCTGGATCGGTAGTAAGTGCAAGGGCAGCGCCTCCCCCAAAGGTTGGTCCGATCTTTTATACGTTCGAATCAGGCGTTTCTTCACCTTTGTAACCCCAGCCCGCTTTTTTGGCCTTCTCCACCAGCTCCATGATCAGTTCCATATTCGGCAGGCGCGCCTGACCGCGTGCAGCTTGAAGGGTGCCGTCTTTACGCTTCCAGATGAATCGATAGCCGCGCTGCTGCGATCCGTCGCTGTAGTTGTAGTGGCACCACTGAAAACACAGAGTCCAACCGCTTTCGAACTTTTTTTCCACATTTTCGATAATCGTAACGCGAGCTTGAACAGCCATAGAAACCTCAAATTCAGTTAAGTGCTTAATTGCACAATTAAGATCTTAACTGCGTTTTTCCTGTGGTGTAACCCCCTTGTATCAATTCCTGACCTTAGGACCCTAAAACTCAAGCCCGCGGACATGCGCGGGCGAGGAGCAACCATGTCTGATTTTCAGACCACGACCGAACCCGTGGCCAGGAAGCGCCACGCCTGCTGCGAATGCCGCGGGCACATCGATCCCGGGCAACGGTACCAGCTGGTGGCTGGCTGCTGGGAAGGCTCGATGGAAAGCTTCAAGACCTGCCTTCCGTGCGTTCAGGCCCGCGATTGGGCGACAGCCCAACCAGAGTGGATGGGTGACGGAGAGCACCTGTACTACTTCGGCATGCTGGAAGAGGATTTGGCTAATCTGGCTCCGGAGCTTTCACCAGGTGACGGCCGCCGTTTCCGAGCCTATCGACTGCAGGTGCAGATCTGCCGCCGGCGTGACGCTGCGCACTCACAGAAAGCAGCCTGACCACCAACCAGCCGTCATCGGCGGCGTGGAGACCTTCCATGAACCTGATCGACTGCTACGTCACGAAGATCCTCGGCGAGCCGTACCGCAAGTTTGGCGCTTGGTGGGTATCCGTGGAATACACGGCCGAGGGCTGGCCTGGAACCAAAGAACTCATGTTCCGCACCGAGGAAGCCGCCCGGGCGGCGCAGGTCGGGCACCACTTCACGGCCTGACCTTCTATATAAAGGAGACACCCATGCGAAACGCAGAAAACATTGACCGCTTCCTGCGCCTCGACGAGGTGCTGCACGTGACCGGGATCGGGCGGAACACCGTCTATCGCAGAATCCGTGAGGGCACCTTTCCAAAACAGGTTAAGATAGGTCCCAATTCGGTTGCCTGGCGCCAGTCGGACATCACACAGTGGATGACCTCTTTCGAGCCCAGCGACGACCAATCAGTACATTGAGCAGTACACTGGAACGCCAGATCCGGCTCAAGCCCATACCCCATAAGCTTTACAGGTCCACCAGTGGAAATCTTCAAGGAATTTACATTCGAATCGGCCCACCGGCTGCCACACGTGCCTGCTGGGCACAAATGCGGCCGCCTGCACGGCCACTCGTTCAAGGTCGGCCTGCACCTGACCGGCCCGCTGGACCCGCACACCGGCTGGATCCGTGACTTCGCCGAGGTGAAGGCCATTTTCAAGCCGATCTACGAGCAGCTCGACCACAATTACCTGAACGACATCCCCGGCCTGGAAAACCCCACCAGCGAGGTAATCGCCAAGTGGATCTGGGATCAGGTCAAGCCGCTGCTGCCGGAGCTGTCCAAAGTCCGCATCCACGAGACCTGCACCAGCGGGTGCGAATACTACGGCGACTGAAACACCGCCAGGGTCAGGCGGCCCCTACGCTCAGCACCTGCAGATGCAGGTAGCCTGCTTCACCTTGCACCTCGCTGAGGTAGGGAAAGCCATCCTCGACCAGCCGCCTGACCGTCTTGCCATGCAGGCTGACCAGGCTCACGTCGCTGACCGCATCGCCTTCGGCAAGCTGCTCTGGCGCCAGGCCATCGAGGCGCCAGAGCATGGTGCCGGCGGCCAGGGCGTCATGGCCAACGGCCTGCGCGGCCGAGTACAGGGCCAGGTAGCCGTTGCGGCTGACATCCAGGCGGTGACCGCGCCGCCGCCAGTGCGGATGGCTGTCTTCGTCACCCACGGCGCGGATCTCGAAGTCGTACTCACCATCGGTCTCGTAGCAGCCGAACCAGAACAGCGTGCGAAACTTGCGCCGTGAGATCACATACGCCGGTGCCACCGTGTCGGTGTAATGGTCTTCACCGGCGTGCAGCCAGCCACCACTGGTAAAGGGCGAATCGCCATTACCTGTGTCACCGATGGGCACGCCTTGAACCTGCCCTTGCGTGCTCAAGCGTGGCTGCCAGTACAGCCTGGCAATGAAGCTTTTCTGAGGTTGGAATTGGTAGTGGGACAT